TGGTGCAACTACAATCAGTATGGCAGCGGCAACAGCCAGTGCAAACGGTTATATGACAAGCACATACGCTAGTAAGTTAGACGGTATTGCCGCAGGTGCTACTAACGTAACTAACACTAACCAGTTAACTAACGGTGCTGGCTATATCACTGGTATTACAAGTGGTAACGTAACAACAGCATTGGGCTTTACACCATATAACAGTACTAACCCAAGTGGATATGTAACATCATCTATCTTGTCTAGTACACACACTGGTGCATTGTCAACAAGTAGTGCTTGCTCAACAGGTGGCTTAACAGTTACTGGTGGTATTACAGCAACTGGTGAAGTTACAGCTTACTACTCAGACGCACGTTTGAAGAAAGATGTTGCTCCAATTCATGATCCGATTGGTAAGGTTAAAGCACTTAGCGGTGTTACATTCCGTCCGAATGATGCTGCCTTAGAACTAGGCATTGTCGATCGTGAAGAAGTTGGTGTAATTGCTCAAGATGTTGAAGCAGTATTACCACAGTTGGTAGTTCCAAGTGCATTTGCTGGTTACAAAACTGTTCGATATGATAAGCTAACAGCTTTATTACTAGAAGCGGTCAAAGTACAGCAAATAATGATTGAGAATCTACAAGCTGAAGTAACAGCTATGAAGATCACAGCGGCTAACGATAGCCTATAATCCGCAAACTGAAGGAGGAGACAAAAAATGGCAATTCTTCCAGCAACCGGATCGGCTATTGTTATGGGTGGAGTTTATAGAGCATACTATAACTCCGTAGCTGGCGCTGGTACTAACGTGGCTCTTCGTAGCACACTTGGTAGCAGAATCAGTATCAGTACTGGTGCAATCAGTCTAAGTTCAAACTTTGGCGGACGCACTACACCATACACATATCCATAATAGGGATTGATGTAAGTCAGGGAAAGGGTGGATTATTCCACCCTTTCTTTTTGGTTAAATTTTCTACTAGTCCGGTGATATATAGTGCATTAAAGGAGAGATATCTCATGCCATCACAGAGTGAAATTTTAGCTAAAACAACAAACTTGCTAAAGCAGGTTCCTTATCGTACTACATTTGAACGAGACAATTTTTTACTTGGTACCTTAAGTGGTCCAAGATTACTTGTTGAACTTTGCCACGAAATTGAAAAATTAACAGTAGAGTACAACAGCAATACACAGGATTGGAAGAAAGAAATTGTGCTTGAAGAAATGAATATCATTAATGCTAAAATTGATGATATATTAACTGAAATTGGTACTACGGATATTCGTAAAGCATTAGAAGACGCAGAACCAGATCACTGGGTTGAATTGTTGGCACGCCGAGCTTCAATTGAGGCATTATGTCAAGAAGTTACACCACAGAATATGTCTGACATGCTAAAGCTTCCTGCAGAACTATACGAATCGTCTATTACAAAAACTCAGCAATTCTTAAATATTATCAACAAAACAACTAGAATTGCAGAACGAAAAGCAAACATCAGTAACATTCAGGATGATGAATAATATTCGTCGCAATAGTATATTTGATAAAACACTACCTACCAGTTCAATGGTAGTGGTGTGTGTGCCAACAAACGGACTAGTACACGCTCGGTTTACCTATTGCTTAACAGCACTAATGGATTATACACGTACTCAAGGAGTTCCAATTATTTTAGAAATGGATGAAGGTACAGTATTAAGCAATCAACGTCAAGTCTTACAGGACAGAGCTATTAAAGAGTACAATGCAAACCATATCATGTGGCTTGATAGTGACATGACATTCCCTCCACAAACTGTTATCAAACTATTATCTCATAATAAACAAGCAGTTTGTGCCACTTACTCCAAACGAGTTCCGCCATTTCATTCAACTGCATTTGAAAGTATTGATCCAGTAGTTCCGGTTGATGTTTCCCCAGGCGGCCTAATCAGTACCAGGTACGCCGGGATGGGGTGTATGCTAATTAATTCAAATGTGGTATCTCAAATACCTCGCCCACACTTTCCATTGAAGTGGCATGAGCAATCATCAACCTGGCACGGTGAAGATATGGGCTTTTGCGATTTACTGCAAAAGGCAAATATTAATTTGTATTGTGACTTGGATCTTAGTAAGAAGTTGGGTCATTTAGGTCTACAAGAACATCGATTGAATTAGGTAAGCTTGTAAAGAATGCACACCATTTAGTAGTCTTCTTTAAATTGACACTTGCAGATATTTGATATTGTGGAAATTCATTTGTAGTAAGTACACTACGCATCAAAGCACCATCAATGATGGTGCTTTTTACTAATTCTGTTTTTAACTTAGAATCATATATTATACTTTGTAGTAGCGGATGATGCCAGTTGCCTTTGTTAATAATACTACGAACTTCTAAGTACCAACGTTCAGTGAAACAAATTGATTCTTTATATAATTTATTAAGCAACGGGTTATTCAACGGCGGGTGCCAACATGCTTGGAATGAAAGTTGATGATGCGGTCCCAAGTAACAGTTATATTCTAGATTACTTTGATTTTTAATTACTCTTAACATTACCTAATAGACCCTCTAACGCCAAGCGAAATCCTTTACTTCCAAACATCTTAGCTGTATTTGTATGTAATGGTTGCGGCCAACATCCAATATCTACCCAACAATACCCTGCACTTTCGTTATCTAAGGTTGGAACAAATTCATCTTCGCATAAAATTAGATAGCTTACATGTCTAAATCTTTTATCTCTGGTAATAAAAGTATAAACATGACTAATTGCAATAGTATTGGGTACGCCTGGATATCCTAATTCTTCACATAACTCACGCTGTAACCCATTAAGATCACCTTCTTCGCGTTCTAGTTTTCCTCCCCAAGTTCCCCATGATAACCCATGTGTTTCCTCAGGACTACGTAACTGCATCATAGCCCTTCCAGTACGTTTACTAACAATTAATGCGCCAACTGCTCTCATATATTAATTTAGTTCACAATACGCCATGAACCTTGCTCATAAATGCCTTCAATTGCAAGTATCCAATCGTTGCCATTGAAAAATAATTTTTTCATGGTATTTGCATTGGTAGTATATGCAGTAGCATTTACTGATTGTGCATTAAAGCTAACAATCCAATTACTGCCATTATATTCAATAATATCATTTGCATAGGCAACAAGTGTGCCCCACAGTCCATTTTGTACAACTTCACTAGTGATCAAATATCGTTGACCCAGTGCCGCAGTTGGAATATTGCCAACTCCCGGTGCACCTCTACTTGGATCTATTATACCATTGATCATCTGAATTGTATCTGCTGGCAATGTTGAATTGTCAATTGAGTATTGGAGTACGTTTTCATTTCCAGTTACTTCGCTTACACGTAAAATAACTTCATGCGGGTCTAATAGATCGCCTAGTTTTAATCTAATCTCTGTAATGCCATTGTTTAACCCACCGTAATGAGCCATATGCTTGATCCAGCTTAATGTGCCACCACCTTCAATACTACTGGCATCAACAGTTCCATTAGAACGATTTAATAACTGAATAAAATCAGAATTGACCTTTATATGCCTATCTTCAAATGTAATAAATTTTCTATTTTGATAATTACTACCAATAACAATGTCATCGATAAATCCTACATCGCCATCATTACCGCTTAGACTATTAATGATTGTATGAATCAAGACTTGGCGTTTAACCTTTGCAGGCGGAGTTAAGAAAATTGGTAAAGAAAATATTAAACTAGACACATCAATGATATCATCTGTGCCTTGTGGAATACTACGTGCAGTCCATGTACTGTTTACCAGTTCAACAACTGCCAAACTGGTCCAGTCATAAGGATTTTGACTACTTTGCAAGTTAACACTTGGATTGAATAAAATTAAAATTTGTTCAAGTAATTGTAGCTTTTGCTCGGTATTACTGGTCCAAATATCTACGTTAATAGTAAGATCAAATGGAATTGGACTAGTTCTTTCCAGTGTATAAGTCTCCCCAACTGCATCCTGTCTGGTCCCAGCAGTTGGATCAAATGCTTTTTCGTAAATTTGTACACTGTCTTGAAAAGTTGGAGTCATTCTTCTATCTGAACTTGGCACAAGTTCTGCAATATAACAACTAATTGCAGGCACACTTAAAATAGTATTTTCACTGTTCTGTCTTAGAATGTGTTGACTCATACGAGTAGTATCGCCATAACGAACAGGAACCTGATGATAGTGATCATTACCTGCATTATCCTTGCCCATTTTAACACTAAATCCCCCAAACAAGCGCATGAACTGCAATAGCCATCGTCTTATTTGTTGGTCATAAAAATATTGTTGACTCATTAATTATCTGCCTTAGGTTTTGTAAACACTTTGCTCAATGGTTGTTGTTCAGGCATTGGCTTTGCATTGGGAGTTTGATTGTTTGATGATACAAAAAGTGTATTGTTAATAAATGAACCTGCATTAACTGTGGCTGTTTTCCAACCAAGCTCATTGACACTATCCATAATTCGTTGCCAACGTTTACCTCGATAAACAAAAAGACGATTTGGTTGAAAATCCATTCTTAGGAAATAGTCACCAGGCTCTGGGCTTTGTGGAAAACTTAATCCACTTTGCACATTACTAACATCACCTTGTGACACTGCATGTTCGGTTGTATTAACAACAATATCAGAACTTCCACTTCCGTCAAACCCATTGATAGTTGGAGTAAATGATGTTGCATTTACTATTGGATTATTGTATCCAGCCGCAGGCGTAACAATTTCTGCACTGGCAAGAATGGCGTTAGAAATTTCCATTTCTTTATTATATGTGCTAAGTGCATTTTTTAAACTATCTTCATCTTCGGGGTTACCAAGTAATCCTCGATATTCTTGTGCGTCGTTGATAGGGCTTACTTTTACACGCCATAAATGTGGCCACCATGTTGGACCAAAACCCTCTGCGGCCCTTGACGCATCTTGTACTGCATAAAATTTATTAATGCTTTTTGCGGTAGCATCAAGTAATAAATCATCATTCAAATGCGGCAACTCAATTACATCACCGGGCATAAGTTTACGGCCAATGTGATTAACCATATTGTTGGTATGAAATGTAATAAACAGTGTGTCTGCATTTAAAAATAAACCAAATTGACTTAGATCAAAGTCTTGGTCAGTTACATTATATGTGCCTCGTAGTTCGTAAATATCAGTGTCATATACGCGGTCACGATTTTCCATAAACAAGATATCTTGAATGTCTAATTCAGTAATTTGGTCCTTTGCACCTAAATTGGGCTTTGCAGGATCACTTCCATCCTCAACTGCGGCTGGGCCAAGATATTTGTGGACCAACATGGTAGTACCGCCAGCGTCAATTGCTTCGCGAATGATTCGGTCCTGAAAATGGTAATCCTTAGTCTTTGCGTTTTTCCAAAGCGATATTTTTGGCATAATTGTTAACTGGTCCTTGTTTACTAGCTTATTTACCGCTTGACAGGTTCTAAGAGATAAGTTATAATGTCCATGTTAGGTAAACTTTTAGGAGCAAAAATGGCAACAGGAACAGCAACAAAATCACGTGCGATAAAAGCGCCAGCAAAACGCAAGCCAGTGCCGCGAGCCAGGGCCGTTCGTCAACCAGCAAAATTTGATGCGTCTGGTCAAATCAAACTAACACCAATTGCGGCTTCTGATACCAAACACTTAGGATTTGAGCCAACTTGGGAAAACATTGCAGACCTCAGTGAGGAAGCTCGTAAAATAGCTAAGATTCGTGCATTTAATTGGTACAATTATAATTGTGATAGCAAACAATCACGTAGTTTCTTAGAATTGTACTTTAGTACAAAAGAAGAATTTGCACATCTTCCGGCGAAATTTAAGCCTCTGTCTGATACCGCATTTAGTAGTACAGCTGGATGGCTGGCTCGAATGATTATGTCAGGCTTCACTACAACTGATTCCGAAGATGCATTTATCTTTAAGACAATTGATGCACTTGAAGCTCGGCTATCAAAAATTGAAGTTCCAAAAGAAACAGCGCCTACGCCAAAAAAAGAAACAATACAAGATCGTTTGGCTGAAAAGTTTAGCGAAGCAATGGGCGAAATTGAAGGGGCAATAGATGAGTTTGTATTAAACAAGACCGAATTTTCCACTTACCGATTCTTACAAGAGCAAAATATTGCAGTACAGTACATAAGCAAGATTCCTGAACTTATTAAGCCACGTATTGATGAACTAAACGAACTGCTAGAAGGCAAAGATGCCCAGCTTCTTGAGGGTTATAGACTCTACAGCAAGCGCGACATTAAGGCTCATATTAAATTTTACGAGTCAATTATCAACGATGCAATGGCTTATAAGACCAGTAAGATTGCCACTCGTGCCAAGCCAAAACGCAAACCAGTGCCACCTGAGCGTCAAGTTAGAGGCCTTAAATATCTTAAAGAGTTTGCAGAACTTGGGCTTAAAAGCATTAACCCGACTGAGATTTTAGGCATGAGCGAGCTATGGACCTACAACACAAAAACTCGCAAACTAGGACGGTTCGTAGTGTCAATGCATGGCGAAATGACAATCAGTTTGCTTGGTGTTAAGGGTAGTGCAATTACCGGATTTGACGAGCTTAAGAGTACTTGCAAAACACTTCGTAAGCCGTCGGAAAAGCTTGCAGAATTCAAGACTCAAGGCAAACCAGGATTGCGTAAATTCATGGACACTATTAAATCGGTTGAAACCAAGCTTAAAGGACGCATTTCTCCTGAGACAATACTGCTTCGGGCAATCAAATAAACTTTGCATAGGTATCTCCATTAGATAAATAATACAGGAGATACCTATGGCAGACCTTACTACACAACGTTCTAAAGCAATCAAGTACATCGAGTTACAACTTGGTGGAGGCATGGTTGATGTTGAATTAGACAGAGAACACTACGACATGGCAATTGATAAAGCCATTGCAAAATTTCGTCAACGTTCAAGTAGAGCGTTCGAAGAAAGTTTTATGGTATTAAATTTAACAGTTGGTGAGAGTGTGTATATATTACCACAGGAAGTCATTGATGTTAAGGTAATTTATCGACAAAGTGCAGGTGGTGTTAGTACAACAGCCACAAACTTTGAACCGTTTGAAGCCGGTTACTTAAACATGTACATGTTAAACGCCGCACGTGGGCAGGGTCTAGCTACATTTGAAATGTGGATGGGACAACGAGAATTACTTGGTAAAATGTTTGGAGCCTATGTAACTTTCCAATGGTCAAACACCAGCAAGCGTTTGCACATTGATCGATATGTAAAAGCTGGCGAACCAGTAATTCTTCATACCTATAACTATCGTCCAGATGAGGATCTGTTGTCAGATATAAGTGCTGGGATTTGGTTAAAAGATTATGCACTTGCTAACTCTAAGTTAATGCTAGGCCAGGCCAGAAGTAAGTTTGCTTCTTTAGCAGGCCCCCAGGGAGGAGTTACCTTAAACGGTGCCGAACTAATTAACCAGGCAACAGCAGAGATTGAGCGACTTGAAGAAGAATTAAAAACTTATGTTGATGGTGGTACGCCACTTGGTTTTATTATTGGTTAAATTTCTTCTTGCTTTTTCTGTCATATTTTGTTAATATCAACTTATGAACACACAAATTATTGGCGTATGCGGTTTTATTGGTAGCGGCAAAGACACTGTCGCAGATTACCTGGTCAACTTTCACGAATTTCGACGAGATTCGTTTGCGGCAACTCTTAAAGATGCTGTATCCTCAGTATTCAATTGGGATCGGGAACTCTTAGAAGGCCGCACAAAACAAGCCCGTGAATGGCGCGAACAAGTAGATTCTTGGTGGGCCGAGCGGTTGAATATGCCCAATTTAACACCTCGACTAATTTTACAATTATGGGGTACAGAAGTTTGCCGTCGCGGATTTCATGATGATATTTGGATTGCCAGCGTAGAAAATAAAATTAGAAATTCTAAAGATAATATTGTAATCAGTGATTGCCGTTTTCCAAACGAAATTAAATCTATTAAAAATGCAGGCGGGAAAGTAATATGGGTACAACGAGGTGTATTGCCGCATTGGTATGATATTGCTTGTCAGGCAAACAAAGGATTACCAAGCGCGGCAACCTGGCTTAAAAACGAAGGAATCCATGCAAGTGAAACTGCCTGGGCCGGTACCGATTTTGATGTTGTTATTAACAATAATGGGACAATTGAAGAACTATACAATCAACTTAAAACGATTGTCCTGTAAAATTAAAATAATAAGTTTCCGCTAAATAGGTTCAAAAAAATAATTTAAGCTAAATATTTCTGTTATAGGGAATGAACACTCCCTTTAGTTTACGGAGATATTATAATGGCTCAGCTAGTTTCCCCAGGCGTAAGCGTATCAATTATTGATGAAAGCGCATACGCATCTGCAGGTAACGGTACTGTACCTGTTATTGTTTTAGCTTCTCGCTCAAACAAGAAAGCGCCGGACGGAACAGCCGCGCTATACACTACAGCACCTTACGCCACGCGACCACTAATCGTTACAAGTCAACGAGAGTTGGTACAATTATATGGCGAACCAAAATTCACTATTGTTGACGGTACACCAGTACACGGGCATGAATTAAACGAATACGGCTTATTGGCCGCGTATTACTATTTAGGTGTTGCTAATCGTGCAATTTTAGTACGTGCAGACTTAGATTTAGCTCAATTAGAGCCACAAGCAACAGAACCAGTGGGCCCAGCAACCAATGGACAATATTGGTTAGATACAAATGATAGCGTATGGGGGCTTTTTGAAGCCGACGGTACTAAATGGAATGCAGTATCAGTGACACCATTTGATGGTGTGCCAGGCGCCGGCGTAGGAGCCAATGGGGACTATGCAGTTGACGCAAGTTCATCAGTTAAGAAATTCTATAAGAAAGTTGCAGGTGTGTGGTTACCAGTAACTTCATCGGCACTTAGTAAAACAGTTACAGTTGCACCTCACTATAATGTGCCTACTCCAACATCTGGTACAGTTTGGTTTAAAACTACAAGTCCAAATGCTGGTTTTAGTCTAAAGCTAAAAAAGTACAATAGTAAGACACAAAGCTGGTCATTACAAACTGTTGGCGCAGGTAAGAAGCATGGCAATGTTGTTTATGTAGATAATGCAACAGCAATAGCTGATTTTGGTTCCGAGTTAACAACCAATGATGTTTACATTAAAGTCAGTGACAACACTAAAGCTGAATTCCAAGTTATGCGTTGGGACGGTGCCCAGTGGTCTGCAATAACTCCAAGTGCCAGCAATGACGCACCTACAGGTGCAACACCAAATGGTACATTATGGTATGATGCTGGTAACATGGTTGACATTTATATTAAAGACACTGTTGGGCCTAATGCAATTTGGCAACCTGTTGAAAATGTAACAGTAAACACAGAAGAGCCAAGCGGACCAAGCAATGGCGATGTATGGGTTGATACTAACGATATGGTAAACTATCCACTGATTAAAGTATACGACGGCAGTGATTGGATTGCACGTGATAATGCAGACCAAACTACACAAACTGGTGCATTATTTGCTGATCTAACTGCAACTCCTGGTGATACAAGCGGAACAGGTGGCGGCGCAACAGCAATGGACAGTGAAGCCCCTAATCCAGCTTTTTATCCAGAAGGAATGATTTTATGGAATTCAGCAGTAAGTTCTGGAAACGTTAAAATGTATAACGCTACAGCAGGACACTGGCAAACTGAATCAGGTAACATTGATAGTGGACCAAAAGCAGGCGCTCCATACATGTTTGACAAAGCACAACGTCGTGTTGTTGTTAAGCGTTTACAGGCTGCATTATCAAGTAACGAAGATTTACGTGCAGAAACATTGACATTTAATATTATTTCTACACCAGGCTACGTCGAATGTATTGATGAGATGGTTACATTAAACTCAGACCGTAAAGATACCGCATTTGTGATTGCTGACACTCCAATGAAGTTATCAGACAAAACTACTGATGTTGTAAATTGGGCACTGGGCGCAGATGCTGGCACAAACGGTGCCGATGGTCTAGTAACACGCTCTGGTAGTGCCGCAATTTATTACCCAAGTGGTTTATCAACTGACTTGAGTGGAAACGATGTAGCAGTACCAGCAAGTCACTCAGTTCTACGTGGCATTGCATACAATGACCAAATTGCTTATCCATGGTTTGCCCCAGCTGGTTTAACTCGTGGTGCATTAAGCGGTATTAGTAATCTTGGTGTTGTAACTAGCGAAAATGAATTTAAATCATTGGCATTGAATCAAGGTCAACGTGATGCTTTATATTTGAAGAACATTAATCCACTAGTAAACTTCCCAGGACAAGGTTTGTATATTTGGGGTCAGAAGACATTATATCCATATGATTCTGCACTAGATCGAGTTAACGTTGGTCGTTTATTGGCTTACTTGCGTGAACGTTTTGATGTAATTGCTCGTCCGTTTATCTTTGAACCAAATGATCAAAAGACACGTGATCGTGTTTTAGCAGTGTTCAATAACTTCTTAGCTGACATGTATTCAAAACGTGCAGTATACGACTTCTTGGTTGTATGCGACAAGTCAAATAATACACCAGCACGTATTGATAAAAATGAATTGTATATTGACGTGGCAATTGAGCCAGTTAAGGCAGCAGAATTCGTTTACATTCCAATCCGAGTTGTTAATACTGGCGCAATTGCCAACAACACTAAATAAGGGTAAGGAGAAATAAAATGGCAGTCAATTTAGACAAATTTAATGTACCAAACCCAGATGGTGGCTTTGGTGTTTTGGTTCAGCCAAAACTAAGCTATCGTTTCCGTGTTAGAATGGCTGACTTTGGTGACGGCGATACTATTGAACTAACAAGTCAAGTTGTTAGTGTTACTCGTCCAAGTTTAACACATGATGATATCACTCTTGATGTTTATAACTCAAGAATTTATCTAGCAGGTAAACATACTTGGGACCCAATTACCATTACAGTACGTGATGATATTACAAGCAGAGTAGCTAGATCAATTGCGGCTCAGTTACAACGCCAAGTCGATCATGCTGATCAAGCATCGGCAAATTCAGGAAGTGGATATAAGTTTGCAATGTCGATTGAAAACTTAGACGGCGGCAATAGTAATCCAACAGTGTTGGATTCGTGGCAATTGGCTGGTTGTTATATCCAAAATGTAAACTACGGTGAAAACAACTATTCAACCAGTGATGCATTGACAATCACTATTGCTATCAAGTATGATAATGCTAACCACATGATTGACGGTACGGCTGCATTAGAAGGCGGCCTAGGCGGCAATGGTGATTCACCAAGTTCAGGCGGTACAGCACCAGAAGCTTAATATACAGCTTTAATTTAAAGTGATAAGTAAGTGCAAGCAGAGATGCTTGCCCTAACATAGAAGATAAAGGGCGAGAAATCGCCCTTTATTATTGGACACATGTATACTAACCTTGCAACAAAGTTATTTTTAAACGGAAAAGATTCACATGCAGAGAACTCACCTCTGGAAGATGGGATGATTTTTGTAAAGTATGCATGGGAAGTTAAAATAACTGGCGATGGAGAATCAGGACTGGCAAGTGCACCTCCAATGGTTGCCAAGACATGTGATTTACCAAAATGGCAAATTGATACCCAATTGGTAAATGTGTACAATCATAAGACTATTGTACAAACAAAAATGACATATGATCCGTTGACCATGACTTTTTATGATCAAGCGGGCGGGGAAGCAGAAGCATTAATAATGAATTTTATTAAGGCTCAATTTGATTCCACAGATGCAAGTAAAGCACCAACACAAAGTCCATTAACTATTGAGATTAAAATGAAAAATCTCAGTGGTCCTGGCGCAACTGATAAAGTTTATACATTAAACAATGCTTACATCACTGATGTTCAACATGATACATTAGATTATTCAGCAAGCGATGCGGTTATGTGGACTATTACTGTTCGTTATGAAGATTTAGTAACTGCTGGATTTGATACACCACCACCTAAGGTAGGAACTGGTATTGCGTCAAAGCCAAAACCACCAAAGCCAAAACCACCTGTTACAGTAACTCCAGTGGTTAAACCACCTCCTGCTGATGCAGTTAATAACGAAATACCCTACGGTAATCCAATGGGCGATAATATTGGTGGAGGTTACGATGGACAAGGGTTAGGTATAGGTGATGCAATTATGTCTAATAGGAATAATGCTCCTGTAAAATCTACCCCAGCTAAAGAATGGCCAACTCCCGCAGTTACTGGAAACAGTACATATCCTGCAAATGCAAGTGCTCCAGTTGCGGCCCGTCCAACAGAAGGATGGAAAGCTCAGCAGGTGTGGGATTCAAAATATGCAAGTGGATGGAATGCCGACGGTTCGTCAAAGATTGGAACAGCGGCAACACCAAGCACCGGAGCTCCAACAGCAAATACGCCAAAGACATTGCCTGACAGTTATACAAATTCTCCTTCGGGATTTAACCCAGAGTGGCAAAAAGCCAGGGATGATTATTTGAAAGCACATCCACCGTTGACCAATTCTCCACAATCAAAACTGGCAGCAGAGCATGTTGCGGATGCGGCAGCACTAAGAGTTGCACCTAGATATGCCGCTCAAACAAGAACTGTACAATCAGACGGCACCATCGTAGATCGTGCAAATCTTTCACCAGGTGGAATGAATTCGACCACGACATCACAGGGGCAGTCAATTGCCAACACACAGGCACAGCGTGAGCAATTGGCTCAACAACAAAAAGCAGGTCGAGGCAAAGATTATTAATTATGGCATATAAAGTAATTCCCCAAATTGAGTTTGACAAAGCAGTACAGCAGGTACTAATAACCGGTATAGCTAGAACTCCAGCTGAGAATATTGTTATTGCTTTTTGGAAAGCCAGCATTGACTTAAACAAGAATTTTAAAATTCTAATAGAAAAAGCAACAGCATCAGGTAAGCTTAATGTTGATCAGGACGTACTAGATCATATCAATACTACGTTACCTAATACAATCTCTTATCATGTAAAAACATTAACAACTGTTCCTCCTATTGCTAGACGTGAATTATAATGGCAAACAACTATTCGCAAGGTTTTTACACAGTACTTCATCCTGAAAAATATGTAGGAAAAGGCGCCCCTAAATATCGCAGTGGATGGGAACTTACATTTATGAGATTCTGTGATAATCATCCAAGTGTGGTAAGCTGGGCAAGTGAAGGCGTAAGAATTCCTTATCGTAATCCTTTTACTGGTAAAGATACTTTTTATGTGCCTGACTTTTTTGTAACATATCAAGTTAACGGTGTCAGGAGAGCAGAGCTAATCGAAATTAAACCCAAAGCACAGGCAGTTATGGAACTGGCTCGAAGTCAACAAGAAAAAGCCGCTGTGGCACTTAATATGTGTAAATGGGCCGCAGCCAAAATTTGGTGTAAACGAATGGGTGCAACTTTTCGCATTTTAACTGAAGAAGACATCTTTAATAACACCAATCCGACACGTAAACGACGCAAATAGTCATAAGTAAATACATGACTAAGAAATTAGAGGAAGTCTTTGGTTTTCCGCCTATTGAGGAAATTACAGCTTCCGTTGACACACAAGAAGATATTCAGATTCCCGTAGAAATACAGGAAGAGTTAACCATGGCTAACGCTACTATTGACATGGCAAATCGTGTCGATATTGCATTGCCAACTGTTACCGACATGGCAAGTGCAGAGCGTGAATTAGACAAGTTAGCAAATACAGCGCAAGAACAAAGCGAGCGTTTGATGGACTTGGGATTTAACGTTGATGATAGAAATGCAGGTAAAATTTTTGAAGTTGCCGCACAGTTATTAAAAACTGCGGTAGATGCCAAAACAGCCAAGCTTGATAAAAAGCTAAAAATGGTTGAATTGCAACTTAGAAAAGCCAGGCTTGATAAGGATGCAGTTAACGATTCAAGCAATGTTATAGATGCAACTGAATCTGGTATTACTGGCAACAGAAATGATATACTCAAAGCTATCCTGAATAGTGTGGGTCAGAATAAATAAGTCATATGAGAGGATTTAATCATGCCCACTTTATTAGAATATATTAATCAATTACAACAAGAACATCGCTATCGCATTAAGATGGCATTTTCACCAACTGAGCGTCAACTTGAAAGCCTAGAGCGTCATATGAAAAAATATGATGCCCTTGAAGTTGGTCGTCCAGAAAAACTAATGTTACAAGCACAACCAATGGATTTCCCGCAATTGGGCGGCCATGAAATTGTTATTGTTGATGTTGTTACACGTTTACCAGTTAGTACTCCAATGCTAGAAGCTGAACTTCGTTCTTTGCTATTTGTGACTGAAAGTGTTTTAAAGGTGTTTGGAAGAGACACACCATTGGAGCAACAAATTGAAGACGACAAAGAGCCAAATACAGAAGCAAAGCTAGGAACAGAATACACTGAAAACGAAGCTAATCCAGTAAAGGCAGATGATGCCGCTGGTGACAAGTATGTGCAAAACATTTTAAAAGATTTAGATAAAAGCCGCGCCGACGCAAAAGCTAATATTGTTAAATCTGCAACTAAGTCTGATGCTAAAATGAGCGACCCTACATGGGAAGTTCCAGCTGATGGCAAAACAAGTCCAGTTGGAACCAAACAACAAAAGGTTCCTTATCCAACAAAGACAGGAGCCAAAAAATGAAAAACAAAAAATTAAATGAAGGTATTCGAATTGCCAAAGAGGGCATCGACGAATGCTGGGATGACATGGACACCATGAATCAAACCACACAATCTGGCGAACCAATGACAGTTACATTGTCAATGCCAGGCAAGAATATCAGTGTTACCACTGACAGCGCCGATGAAATTGCAAACGTATTACGTTTAGCAGGCATTGAAGTTGGTAATGCTACAAGTGTGCCAGGAGACGTTGACGGTGATGGCGACCATGATATTCATGATCACGAAGCTGAAGTAGCTTATGTTGGAGTAGGGTCAGAATCTGAGCCTAGCGTACCCGAACAAGCAGAAGAACAAACTGAAGAAGCTGTTCAAACTCCTGCTACATGGACTGACAAACAAGGTAACACACATCCTGCTACTCGTGTCCAGGGTGACCGTTACGGTAATCAAGAAGAAAAAGAAAAAGACAAAGAAGTTGACGAAGGTAACGAGTTCTCTGGTGCCAGAGCCGAAGCAATTCGTAACGGTAAAGATACATTTACCGTTGACGGCAAAACATATGACGTCATTGAGGAAAATGAAACCGAAGAGGACAACGAAGATTACTATTCATTGCCTATGCCAAACGGAGACCGCGAAGACAAAGAAGTTGACGAAGCTATTAATACAGGTGCTTCTTTAAAAAGATTTAAAGACGATCCTAGAGGTAATGAAAAATTACCAGCAAAAGAAGTTGATGAAAGTGCAATGACTGAAGACGACCATCCAGCAGTAGGCGCAATTACTAATCGCATTATTCGCCAACATCCAGATCTATTAGCAAAATTTGGTCCAGTTAAAGTAATGGCAGCTATTGATAGTCTTGCTTCACACTTAGATGAGTTAGATGAAATTGGAACCAGTGATGTTAGTATATGGGTAAAGCGTGTAATTGAAGAATTAGAAGCTGGTGATTTTGATCATGTCGATGAAGCAACTCAAACCAATAAACCATGGACTGATATGAGTGGTAAGCAACAACCGGGTACCGCTGTTAAAGGTAAGAGCTATGGTAATCAAGAAGAAGAAAAAGACAATAAGGATAAAGAAATGGATGAATCAGCTAGAATCATTGCATTGTCTGGGGTAAACGAATGGGCAAATAGCCCAGAAGGTAAAGCCAAAGACAAAGGTACTGTGAGTAACAGTTTACCATCAGCTAAAGGTACAGGCAAAGGAAGTCCAGACTTTGGTGCAAATCGTGCCAACGGCCAAGGTGAAAATCCAATGGGCGATGGTTCGCACACAGTTAGTGTCGAAGAGCAGTTTGAAAGTGCAATGGGTGAATATCGCAAGTTTGTTGCAGAAAACATTGCTCGTAAAAAGTAAATAGGAGCCCTTTGTGGCTATTGAAAATACTTTTGTAAAATCACCATTTCAGGTAGAAAAGTTCACGGACGATAATGTCCGTGAACTTGCCATTTGTGCTCACGATCCTGTTTACTTCATTGACAACTATTGCTGGGTCCAACATCCAACCAAGGGTAAAGTTAAATTTAAGTTATTTGATTATCAAATTGATTTAATTAACTGTTATCACAATAATCGTTACAGTATCAACATGCTGGGACGACAAATGGGTAAGACAGCGTGTGCGGCAGCTTACTTGGTATGGCGAGCAATGTTTATGCCTGATCAAACAATTCTTATTGCCGCGCACAAGTTTGCCGGTGCTCAGGAAATTATGCAACGTGTTCGTTACACATACGAAACACTTCCTGAATTTTTAAAAGCAGGTGCTACAAGTTATAACAAAGGTAGCATTGACTTTGACAACGGCTCTCGCATTATTTCAACTACAACAACAGAAACAACTGCTCGTGGTATGTCATTGTCATTGATCTACTGTGACGAGTTTGCATTCGTTAAACCACGTATTGCTAGTGAGTTTTGGACTTCTATCAGTCCTACACTATCAACTGGTGGTAAGTGTATTATTACTAGTACACCTAACCAAGACGATGACCAGTTTGCACGTATTTGGAAAGACGCTACCAAGAACATTGACGAATACGGTAATCCGCAAAAGCTAGGACGCAATGGATTTGCAAGCATTAAATTTATTTGGAGTTCTCATCCTGACCGTGATGACACTTGGGCACAAACAGAACGCATTAAGATTGGCGAAGAGCGTTTCCTACGTGAACACGAATGTGAATTTGTTATTGCTGACGAAACACTAGTTAACTCAATGAAGTTGATTACTATGGAAAGCAAAGATCCAAATGGAAAAATGGGTCAGGTTAGAATTTACAAATATCCACAACGAGGGTCTACCTATGTGGTTGGATGGGACCCAAGTTTGGGAACAGGTGGAGACCCATCAGCTATACAGGTATTTAGATTGCCTGACCTAGAGCAAGTTGCTGAATGGCAACACAATAAAACTGATATACAAGGACAATTACGAACTCTTGTTTCTATTTTAAAGTGGCTCGAAGATGAAACAGGTAGTGCCAGTGAATTATACTGGTCTGTAGAAAATAACACAATTGGTGAAGCGGCACTAATTAGTATACGAGAATTTGGTGAAGAACGTATACCAGGAACGTTTGTACAAGAAATCAGACGTACAGGACAAAGTCGTGGACGCAGGGGCTTTAATACCAGTCATAAGACAAAAATTACAGCATGTATGCGCCTTAAGAACTATGTGGAAAGTGATAAAATGACAATCTACAGTCATAACTTGTTACGTGAGCTAAAGAACTTTATTGCACGTGGTGCAAGCTTTGCAGCCAAAGACGGCGAAACTGACGATTTAGTAATGGCAACAATACTTGTACTTCGAGTAGTTGAAGTAGTTATGACATGGGATACCAAAACGTATGATAGGTTAATTAGCGCAGAAGTCAATGAAGTCCTCAAGCCCATGCCTATTGGCTTCTTTTAACTAAATATAACTATGAGCACATTAGAAGAACTATCTAAAGAAATTGCCGCATCTATCGCAGGGTTAAGTCACGACGCTAACTTTAAAACAGTTGATGGAGAAGACACATTAGATCATGAAACTGCAATTTATCAGTACTTGCCAAAACAAAATGTAATGGTCATGATTAATGCTGAAAACCAAGATGTAGAAATTTGGTATGATCCGCAAAAAACAAATAAGGATTGGTTTGAGAAATCTTTTAAATCTAGGATTAACAATATTGCTCGTCGATATCTATTTGGTACAACTGTGCGTAGTTATGCAGGTGATATTGAACCAAAAAATATGGTTCATAGAACAGATTACGAGCTAAAAGAAAGTCGTAATACTACAAAGACTAGCTACCATCCATTGGGCGGCACCAAAATTATTCTGCGTCATACCAAGCCAGTTACTGAAGAAAAGCCAGGGTCTCGTAGTCGTAACATTGGTTCATTGTTTATTGAACATGCAGGAGAAAGATTTCGCTTTCCTTATAACCACTTGCTAGGTGCTAGAGTAATGGCGTTACATGTGGAATCTGGTGGCAAACCGTGGGATGAAAACGGAGAGAAGATTTTAGAAATTAGCAGACGTCGTAAAGATGTTATGGAATTACTTCGCTGGAGCAGACGTTTAGAAGAAACTGAACAAGTAACCGAAATTCGTACTCGCGGCAAAAGCGAAGTAATTATGCTTAAACGTATGATGGAACGTGCGGCCCGCACAGGAGATCTAAGTAGCATTACATCATATATTCCATCTAAGGACGTTACCAACCAAACCATGGTAAGCGAGGCAGTGGCCAATTTAAGCACAGCGTTAGATCATCTATTAGATTAATCAATCTTGTCAACTGCTACAAAGGTTCCATCTTGGAACCTTTTCATTTGTCCAAATCTGGACAAATTAATCTATTTTGGCTATTGCTTTTTACCTGCAGGTATAAGTATAATACAACACATGCAAAGACAATCTAAGCATGTGTTGTTTGGCTCACCAGAGACTAAAACACTAACATTGGCTAATACAAAGGAAAATTTATTATGGCTTCTTTAGCAGAAATTCGCGCTCGCTTAGCCGAGCAAGCACAAAAATCAGGTGGCACTAATGCTACCGGCACCGGTGATAATGCAATCTTTGCACACTGGAACATCCCAGAAGGTTCATCAGCAACAGTTCGTTTCTTACCAGATAGCGACGATACTAATACATTCTTTTGGCGTGAACGTCAGATGATTCGTATTCCATTCGCAGGCGTCAAAGGTCAAGATGAAAACAAGAAAGTTGTTGTTCAAGTACCTTGCATTGAAATGTGGGGAGAGACATGTCCAGTACATGCAACTATCCGTCCTTGGTTCAAAGACCCAAACATGGAATCACTAGGTCGCACCTATTGGAAGAAGCGTAGTTACGTATTCCAAGGCTTTGTTGTCAACAGTCCAGTTGACGAGCAAAGTCTTCCTGAGAATCCAGTGCGTCGCTTTATCATCAGCCCACAGATCTTTACCCTGATCAAACAAGCACTGATGGATCCAGAAATGGAAGAGTTGCCAACCGACTATCAACGTGGTACAGATTTCCGTATCAACAAAACACAAAAAGGTGGCTATGCTGACTACTCTACAAGTGGTTGGGCACGTAAGGAACGTGGCTTAAATGAAACAGAATTGCAAGCAATTGCTACACATGGTTTGTTTAACTTAAACGACTTTATGCCTAAGCGTCCTGGCATCGACGAAACTCGTGCTATTATGGAAATGTTTGAGGCGTCAGTTGCTGGCGAACTATACGATGCAGATCGTTGGGGCAAGATGTATCGTCCAAGTGGCGTACAAATCCAAGGCGCAACCGGCGCCGCGGCAGACGCAGATGAAGATACTTTGTCTGTTAAGGCTGTAGCTCGTGCAAGCGCACCAGCACCAGCCCCTAAAGCAGAAGTTACTGCAACCGCAAGCGTTGCTGATACAGCTACTCCAAGTGGTGAAAAGCCTAGCGTTGACGACATCTTGAAGATGATTCGTAACCGCCAGAAGTAATTTTCAATAAGGGTGCGGAGTGAATTCGCACCCTTTCACTTCTCAACATTTTGGAGGCTAATATGGCAAAAGCATTTGACGTAAGTAAATTTAGAAAAAATATCACAAAAAGCATTGAAGGACTAAGCGTAGGCTTCAATGATCCAACCGACTGGGTATCTACAAATAACTATGCCCTAAACTATCTAATCAGTGGAGACTTTAGTAAAGGGATTCCTCTTGGTAAGGTAACAGTATTTGCTGGCGAATCTGGCGCAGGAAAAAGTTTTATCTGTTCAGGTAACATTGTAGCAAACGCACAAAAGCAAGGCATTTTTCCAATCTTGATTGATACTGAAAATGCGCTTGACGAAGCATGGTTACATGCACTAGATGTTGATACCAGTCCTGACAAGTTGTTAAAACTTAACATGGCAATGATTGACGATGTGGCAAAAATGATTAGTGAGTTTGTTAAGGAATATAAAACATTGCCTGAAGGTGAACGTCCCAAGGTATTGTTTGTACTTGATTCATTGGGCATGTTATTGACACCAACAGACGTTAATCAGTTCCAAGCAGGTGACATGAAAGGTGACATGGGTCGTAAGCCTAAAGCACTGACCGCATTAGTTCGCAATTGCGTAAACATGTTTGGTAGCTTAAACTTAGGGTTAGTTGCAACTAACCATACCTACGCAAGCCAAGACATGTTTGATCCGGATGACAAGATCTCCGGCGGACAAGGCTTTATCTACGCTAGCTCTATTGTAGTTGCCATGCGTAAATTAAAGTTAAAGGAAGACGAAGACGGCAACAAGATTTCAGAAGTTAAAGGTATCCGTGCCGCATGTAAAATCATGAAGACACGTTACAACAAGCCTTTTGAAAGTGTGCAAATTAAAATTCCTTATGAAACAGGTATGAATCCCTACAGCGGCCTTACTGACTTAATCGAGGGTAAGCAAATGCTTAAAAAGGAAGGAAATAGTCTTGTTTACACCACAATTGATGGCGAACTCATCAAGAAATTCCGCAAAGGATGGGAACGCAATGATGATGGATGCTTGGATAAAGTAATGGCAGACATTACTGCGAATCCTCATGTTGCACCGTCAACTCCATTAGGCGATGCCCCTGATGAGTTACTAGATGAATCTGCAGAATTAGCAGAGTAACATGTCAACAGACCATGAACAATGGTTAAGGAAGCAGGGTGTAAAGATCACAGGTCGGCACACTCTGCGCCGCGCTTCTACTCCTAGTTTTATGAATTGGGCAAATGATCTAGAACATGATCGCATCGACTGGTCTGAACAATTCACCACAACAGAAGAACAAGTGTACCAGGTTGAACTTGATGAACGCACAATTGGAAAGTTTGAACGTTTAGAATCAACTGTCCAGTACGCACTTGAGTATATGAATCGTAAACATGGAGGTCAAAGGCCTTCTGCCCCATCAAACGATGTTGCTGATTATTACTTTGACAACAAAGAACGTCATCTTAAATTACTACAAGAAAATTCAATGTACCGAGATGCATGGAAAGAGTTTCAGACCATTCGAGTCTTACTTGGCGAAACTTCCCATTGGCCTTGATCAATTTTTCTGTTATACTGAATTATGTTGATCAAAGATCTAATAGAACAGCTTCAAACATTGTATGAAAAAGAAATGATTCATGCTGATGTTATGGGCGAGCCAGAGATAATGATTGACTGCTTTAAGAAAATTGAACAAGGCGTATTCCAATACGCAGGCTTTAGTAATCAAATAAAGATTGAAAGAAGCGCAGATGGAGTGTATCCTATAATAAGTGGGTTTACAGATGATTAAAAAACTTATGCAACGACTAGGGCGTCACAGAATTATATTGGATCGCCAAAGTAATGAACCATTGCTCGAACGCTATTACATATTTCTAAAAGATCGTACAAAATTTCCTTTCAATGTCTTTGTGCATAAGTTTTGTAAAAGCGACCCTGATGATTTGCATGATCATCCTTGGCCGTATGCTACATTAATTTTAAAAGGTGGATATTATGAATGGGTTCCAGAATTTGATTCTACAGGTAAAATATTTTGTGAGAAGCGTCACTGGCGTGGGCCCGGACATTTTAGGATATGCGGCGCTACTAGCTATCATCGCATTGAATTGGATCCTAGCGTAACTGCATGGACATTATTCATGCCAGGGCCGCAAACACGTGAATGGGGTTTCATGAGTAACGGTACATGGATTCACAACGACACCTATTTGTCAAATATGGCAAAACAAAACAATATGACTGACTAAGTATCAAAGTTATCTTTTGATACCTTTTACTATGGAGATTAATTATGAATGATGATGGTGAAATGTTGGTGGAATTGTGGTTAGCACTAAAACCATACATTGATAAAAAAGAACGTAACGATGCCGCACTAGGATTTCTGCGAGCGGCAGAGAATTATGTTGATCTTGAAAAAGCTCGTGAAGACGCAGACGGATCTGATAATTCACTTGATTTTGCATTTGATGAAGTCCTTGGTGGAATTGAGTCAGATGAAGAAGATATTTTTGGCGATGAAGAGGACGACTATTAATGAGTTTATGGTTTGGTAAGGTCAAGGCTGATTTAAGCCACCTACCTGATTGTATAGCTTTTTATGAAAACGAGCTTTACGATGCCAGGCGCGAGTTAAAACTTGAAGGCAATCTTGAAAAAGCTAGCCGAGAAATGCCTGGCATCGTAGAGTATCGTTTTAACCAGCTTCAGGAAATTGAAGCAATCCTTCAGCATTTAAATATTAAACTACGAGAGCTTCGTAGCATTAAATTTAGACAATTTACCGAGCACTACAACAGAACGTTGAGTAGCAGGGATGCTGAAAAGTATTCAGACGGTGACCCAGACGTAGTCAGTATGGATTACTTGGTTAATGAATTTGCACTTGTCCGTAATAAATTCATTGGACTTACTAAAGCAATTGATAGCAAGCAATTTCAGATCAATAATGTTACAAAGTTGCGAGTTGCCGGTATGGAAGACGCAGATTTGTTCTAAAACTGCTTAAAAACTAGACAATTTTAAAGGTGTTGTACAAATACAACACTTTTTTTTTGGCAAAAATTTTAAAATCAGTTGACGTTTGGGCCTATTTGCCATATAATAGTTACATACTAAGCAAACAGGGATAAACATGCAATACACACTGATTACAAAATCTGGTAAAGTAATGCAGTTTCACATTAAAGCGGTTGCTGAGTTGTATCAAACGCTCAATGGTGGTGTTGTAATTACGCCACAAGTGCTGAAAATACAGGAAATTTTACAAAAAGAGGCAGAAAACGGTTGCTCTTTGAGCCAAACCGCAGTATAATCAATACTGTAGCAAGTTAATTAATCCACGCAAAGGAAAACAATGTCAGCTTACATCACTATCAAACGCGGTACATATCGCAATTTTAATATCAACAACCAAACATTCCAGCTTGTTGCCGACTACAAAGAAGGCACCAAAGGCGGATATGTTACTGTAATTGGTGACGCATCTCTTGGTGAATTTGAAGGCCGCGAAGTTCGCGTTAAAGTTTCTTCTATGCGCGATGTTGAACCCGCAAGTGCGGCAGATTGCGTTACTGGTGTTGAAGGTAACTATAACACACCAACAAAGAAGGAGCCAAAGGTGGTTGAGTCTGATGAACAAGCAATTGAACGTATTCGTGAGCGATTCGACATTCTAGAAGAAATGACAGAAGGTTCTGTTGACGGCTCTGTTCGTGCAATGATTGTTGTTGGCCCTCCAGGCGTTGGCAAGAGCTTTGGCGTTGAGAAAGTGCTCAACAAGGCCGCTATGTTTGACAACATTGCTGGCAAACGTCCGCGTTACGAAGTTGTTAAAGGTGCAATGAGTGCAATTGGTTTGTATTGCAAATTGTATAACTTTAGCAATTCAGGTGATGTACTAGTGTTTGACGACTGTGACAGCATTTTGCTTGACGACTTGAGCTTGAATATTTTGAAAGCCGCACTGGACAGTTCTAAGAAGCGTACTATCTCTTGGAACACTGACAGCCGTATGCTTCGTAGCGAAGGTGTGCCAGATAAGTTTGACTTCAAAGGTTCTTGCATCTTCATTACCAATATCAAGTTTGAGCACGTCAAGAGTGCTAAGTTGAAAGACCACTTGGGTGCGCTGGAAAGCCGTTGCCACTATTTGGATTTGACACTGGATACCACTCGTGACAAGATGTTGCGTATCAAACAAATTATGATGGATGGTATGCTTGACAGCTACGAATTTGAAGAAGGTGCCAAGCAAGAACTGTATGATTATGTTGACACAAACAAAGACAAGTTGCGCGAGCTGAGTCTGCGTACTGTTATCAAGATTGCAGACTTGAAGAAGATGTCAGGCCCAGGTGAGCGTTGGAAGCGCCTGGCAGAAACTACTGTTATGAAGCGAGCCGCCTAAGTTACCAACTACGGGCAGTGTCAATAAGACCCGTTTGTTAAGGAGTTATAAATGCGTAAGATGGCAACCATTAGAAAGATTGATGCACTGCGACCCATTGAAGGTGCAGATACAATTGAGTGCGCTATTGTAGGTGGATGGACAGTGGTGGCCAAGAAGGGCGAATACACCGCAGGCGATCTGGCAGTGTATTGCGAAATTGACAGCTTCATACCTACTGCTATTGCACCGTTCTTGACCAAGGCTGGACAATACCCTAAGACTTTTGAGGGTGTTGAAGGCGAACGTCTTCGCACTATGAAGTTGCGCGGCCAACTATCACAGGGACTGCTGTTACCGCTGTCTGTTTTGACCATGGTAGACTCGTTGTTATTTGAAGGACTTGATGTATCAATTCCACTTGGTATTATCAAGTATGAAGCACCCGTCCCGGCACAATTGGCTGGCGAAGTGCGAGGTATGTTTCCTTCATTCATGCCAAAGACTGACCAAGAGCGTATTCAGAATCTAAGTGCAGAATTTGCTCAATGGCAAACCAACAAGCTAACTTGGGAAGTTACCGAAAAGCTTGATGGTTCGTCAATGACGGTTTATGTTAATGGCGATGACCATGGAGTATGTAGCCGCAATCTAAATCTAAAAGATACAGAAGGTAATTCACTTTGGAAGGTGGCTCATCGAGATCAAATTATTTCTGCTATCTTTGAAAGCGGTCGTAATCTTGCAGTACAAGGGGAGATCGTAGGAGAAGGTATCCAAGGTAATGCATACAAGATTAAAGGTCAAAGTTTTTATGTTTTTGACATTTATGACATTGATGCAGGCCGCTACCTTAATCCAGTTGAGCGCAAGGAGTTTTGTGACCTGTATGGCATAATGCATGTACCAGTTCTTGCATACAAGGCAGAATTATATGACACCTTGGGTATTGCTACAATTGAACAAGTCTTAAAGTTTGCTGAAGCAAAATCAGTAATGGGAGACATTACTGGTCCAGAACGTGAAGGTCTTGTGTTCAAGTGTCACGAACGTGAAGTATCGTTTAAGGCCATTAGCAATAAGTTTTTGCTAAAGACCAAGGACTAAAACTTTAACATCGACAGCTGACTATTTGCGTGGAATGAAGTCGATGGGAAAAGCTCTTGTATAATGCAAGAGCTTTTTTTTGATAAGTATCAGTATGAAAATTGTACCAAATTCAACAATTTGTGCCCATCCGTGGAACGAAGCCGCTGTCAAAGTCAACGGAGATGTAGTACCATGCTGTAAATATCTCAGCATAGAAGGAAGTACACTTTGGACCACTGATGTAAGGAACACACAACATTGGCATCAACTTAGGGAAAACATGCTGGCCGGAATTGAAACACCAAATTGTGTTTCGTGTTATAACCATGACAAGAATGGCCGACAAAGTATGCGTAGCACTTCATTGAAAAACTTTATTCCTATTGAAAATAAAGTTGAACCACTGACAAGATTAGAAGTTACATTCAGCAACCTTTGTAACCTTGCTTGCGTTAGCTGTAGTTATAAGTTATCCACTACATGGTATACAGAGGATGTAAAGGCCGGAAGAATTAAAAAAATTGGCATAATTGAACACAACTATGATTACAGTAAACTTGACCTGTCTGCTCTTACATTTTTAAAAGTAATTGGCGGCGAACCTTTTATGGAACAGCGTAGGATTGTTAATCTGATCAATGGCATTGATTATGAAAACAAACTATCGTTTATGGTAAACACAAATGGTACAATTATACCGTCTCCGGAAATGCGTAACATAATAGAAAAGTGCAAGCAATCTACTATATTTGTTAGCCTTGACGGATTAGGTACTGTAAATGATTGGTATAGATGGCCAAGCAAATTTAATGAAGTCATCGAGAATATGAAAGTATTTGATCAATGGTGGGGCAACAATCCTTCTATATTATTAAAGATGCATTGTGTTGTCAACATATTCAATGTGTTTGATTTAGAAGAAATTGTAAAATTTATGGCTACCAATTTTCCAAATTGGTATGTGGATTTCGAATGGATATACTCTCCACAATGGCAAGCTCTTGGATCATTGCATAGAACAGCCAAACAACATCTAATAGAAAAATTTAACGCAATTGAATTCAACGACGACAAGATGGTTCCTTCAAATCCTTTTAAATATTCGTTGACCTTCTTGGAAAGTGGTACTAGCATAATACCATGGTCTGAGATTAAACAAAAAATAACTGCGCTGGAAAGTGAACGCAAATTAAATTTCTTAGAAATGGTTCCAAACTTTAAACCATTCTGGGACCTGCCAGACGAATAAAGTTTATATTCTGGCAAAATTGCTTTTAAAAACTGAGCATTTTATGATAAGTAGCTAGTCTACATAAAAACAAATGTAACCTGATTGGCAAATTAGTATTAGACAAAGCCGATTGTTTATGCTATTATATAAAAATGCCAGGAATAACTAAATTAGAAATACGCGACGAAGTCAACGTAAAGTTTCATGACCTTGATCCAAGTACAAGGCGACGTTGCGAAGCAAAACTCAAATACCAGTTACCATATGCATTTCATGTACCTGCTTATCGCTTGGGTCGATGGGATGGCAAAGTTGGTTTCTTTACCACAGCCGGATCAACATATCTTAACTTGTTAGACCGAGTGCTACCTATCCTAGAAGAAGAAGGATGGCAAATTGAAATTGAAGACAAACGCCAAGAGCATAATCTTAGTTTTGATGAAGTTACCGAAAACGCATTTAGTCATATAAATTGGCCTGTTGGTCATCCGGCAGCCGGACAGCCAGTTGTAATTCGTGACTACCAGGTAGAAATTATTAATAGATTTTTATCTAATGCACAATGCGTACAAGAAATTGCAACAGGTGCCGGCAAGACACTAATGACTGCGGCAATGAGTTTGTGTTGTGAAAAGTATGGCCGCACATTGGTCATTGTACCAAATAAAGATCTGGTAAGACAAACTCATGCAGATTATGTTAACTTAGGACTAGATGTTGGTGTATATTTTGGCGATGAAAAAGATCTAGGACATACACATACTATTGCTACATGGCAAAGTATTAATACCTTACTTAAACGTTTTAAGGAAGGATTGTCAGCTGTAGGTCCAGACGTATTAACAGACGATCTGATTGCAGTTATTGTTGACGAGGTGCATATGGCCAAAGCAGATGTATTACGACAAATGCTAACTGGTATGTTTGCCAATGTACCAATACGATGGGGATTGACAGGTACTATTCCAAAAGAAGAACACGAGTACATCAGTCTCTTGGCAAGTTTAGGTCCTGTGATGCACAGACTGGCTGCTAGCGAACTTCAGGACATTGGGGTACTTGCTAATTGTCACGTGAAGGTGCTACAATATGATGACCAAGTAGACTTTAAGAATTATCAAGAAGAACTTAGTTATCTTACTACTAACGAAAAAAGAATTAATAAACTTGCTCAAAAGATACTAGAAATTTCCGAATCTGGAAATACACTGGTGCTGGTTGACCGAGTAAAGTGCGGCCAAATGTTATCGGAACAAATAGCGGATAGTGTGTTTGTATCTGGTACAATGAAATCCAAGGATAGGAAAGAAGAGTATGACGAAGTTTCAACTAGTGACAAGAAAGTTATTATCGCAACATATGGCGTCGCGGCTGTCGGTATTAATATTCCTCGCATCTTTAACATGGTTCTTGTTGAGCCTGGTAAGTCGTTTGTTCGAGTTATTCAATCAATAGGACGAGGCATTAGAAAAGCTGAAGATAAAGATTTTGTACAAATTTGGGATATAACCAGTACAGCAAAATTTGCCAAGCGACATTTAGCTAAACGAAAGAAATTTTACGATGATGCAAGCTATCCGCATAAAACAGAAAAGGTAATTTATAAATGAACATATTAACAGTAGACAATGTCACCTATGACTTAGATAGGTTACCTGATGAAATTGGTGAGGATCTAAGATACGGAGTACTTGACTACAGTAATCCAGCTGATGTAGATTACATTTTTGTACCATTGGTATTTTTAGAAAGTTTTAGTTGTCCAGCCGCGGTACTGCGTATTGGTAATCGAGAACTTAAAGTACCACTGGACTGGTCGTTAATTATTGGAGAACCAGATCATGGAGACCCTGAGGTAATTAACGTTATGAGTATCAACGATAGAGGATTTAGTGCATTTGTTTTTAATCCTATTAATGGTTACAAGCCAGAGTGGCATAAAGTTGAAGTAGTAAACATTTATCAAGAAGTCAAATGGTATGTTCCTAAGTTAAAATTTGGACATGTATTAACTGTTCCATTAACAGCAGGTATGGACCCACCATGTGCATTTTTTCTTAAAGAGACAAATAAGATTCCTGAAGTACTTGACCTAAACAAAATTTGGTTTTAAAATACTACATGGTCACTAAAAAGAAAACACCAGCATCTGCAACATACAAGCTACCCATTGAACAGGTGATGGCAGCCATAGATCTACGCAAGGGCGACTATTATAGCAATCTCAGCAACGAAGATGAAAAGTCATTAAGCACTTACATGTCGCAGAGATGGGCCAGTCAAGTACAAGGTAGTAGAGATATACAAGAACATTATTTGGTTACAATTAACGAATTATCAAATATTGATTATATTGCAACAACAAGTAAACACGAAGAGATGCGCTGGCGTGTAATGGCGTTAGTAGGCCTGGGACAAAAATTAAGACATGAGTTCATACCACCCAAGGGTGCAAAAAAGGACAAGCTGGCATCGTGGTTAATAGAACAATTTCCACAACTCAACGATGACGAGATTGAACTATTTCGAGAAGTCAATGGCATGGATGTGTTAGAAGAAATTGCTCAGGCTAAAAACATGGGTGATAAACAAGTTAAGGATTTATTTAAATAGTATGTTGGATTATCAATGTCGATTCTGCAACAAGAGTTTTACAAGAGAACGTACATTGAGTAGTCATATGTGTGAGCGAAAGCACAGATGGATGGCGAAAGATGATCCACCAAGCCGTATTGCTTTTAGTGTATGGATTGACTTTATGAAATATGTCAGCCCAAACTCAAAAAAAGAAAAAAGCTTGGATGATTTTATTAAAAGTCCAGACTATATTGGATTTTTAAAATTTGCTAATTATTTGATCGAACTTCGACCAGTTGACAGTGATAAATTTGTACACTGGTTGTTTAAAATGGGAGTAAGATTGGGCGATTGGCAAAAACCTGGCACATACCAATTATATGTTCAGGAAGCTGCCAAAAAGGAGACAGCTGAAAGAGCGTTAGAAAAAACTATACTTACCATGCGAGAGTGGGGTGAGTCAACTGGAGAACCTTGGACTCAATTTTTTAATAAAATTGCACCTGCGTCAGCAATGAACATGGTAGTAATGGGCAGACTAAGTCCATGGATTATCTATTCAGCAGAGGCAGCGCAAGACTTATTAGATCGAATGGAACCGGGTCAAATTGAAACAGTTGCTAAACATGTGGATACAGAATGGTGGATAAAAAAATTAAAAACAGCGTCAGTAGAGGCACAGTGGATAAACACGACAATGAAGCAGGTTTTAGATTTGCAGAATTAGAAGAACGACTGAAACTGCTTATTACTCGGATGGAGGCTATGACCACAGCTATGGCCGAGATGAAAGCTGAACAAGATAATTTAGTTGAATTAATTAAAAGAAAGTTGCTTTAATGAGCCAACCAGACATTGACATTGACTTTGCAAATAGAGAAGAGATTTTAAATCTATTAGACCATGTGCCTGCTATGCAATTGATGCAAAATGGTACAAAACAAAAACACAAAACTGGTGTGTATTTTCATCCGGTACCAATTAATCCATTCACTGGTTGGTGTGAAGTGGATTATCAAACAGCTGAAGAGCTTGGATTTTTTAAAGTAGATCTGTTAAACGTTAGCCTATACCAACAAGTAAAAAGCAAAGAACATTTAGATCAACTTGCAAGCCAGGAGCCATTATGGGACCTGTTACAGCAAGATGAGTTTGTAAATCTGTTATTTCATTTAAACGGACACGGAGATGTACTGAGAAAGACTTGCCCTACTTCTGTGGAACAATTAGCTGCCGTTCTTGGAATGATACGCCCGGCAAAACGTTATCTGATTGGAAAGCCATGGTCGACTATTATGAAAGAAGTCTGGATTAAACCAACATCTGATGATTATTTCTTTAAAAAGAGTCACGCCACTGCTTATGCAGTTGCTATTGTTGCACAAATGAATTTGATTTGTGAGCAAATAAGCTACGGTTATAGTTAATCCATTCTACGTACAAGGCTAATTTGCCGCCGCTTTGTACGCTTGGTAATAACATTTGTAAGACTAGTTTGATGGCCGTACAGTACTTCAAAGTCTTTAGTTGAATATGTCTTCAATGCGTATGAAAATCTTCGCATTGGTTCCTTTAGTACAATATTAATAGGAATTATTCGGTTTGACCCCCACCACCATTCTGCACCTACACTTAAAAATTCTGTTTTATCTAAGTCGTCCCGTAAAAGATTGTAAATATACATAGTAACAACAACAGCATCGCTGTTTTGAATAATGCCTACAAGTTCTTGGTCGCCATAACGAACCAAACTCATAAATGGGAATCTTTCTAAGAACTCTCTAATTTTATTGTCCATGGTATATTACTTAGTGTTTTGATCATAGGGGTGTCCGGCTAAATAAACGTATGGCAAATTTAAATACATCCATTCCAACAGCTTCTCTGAATTATTCCGGCGCTGGCACTGGCCCAAGTGCTACAAGACATGCACCAAGCTACACCGACCAACGCATTGTTTGGTTTAAAGGGGTTGACAACCTATTAGATTTAACTATTTCCGGAGGCGATCGACGCCCGGTGAGCTTATTGCGTAGGGAAGTAACAATTACATTTTGGGATAGATCGTCAGGTACAACAATTTTCCGTCGTCGTGCAATGCCAACCGTTGCCGAAAATGGGCAAGCCAGATTAACAGTATATGCCAGAGATTTAATGATGCTAAGTTCGGGAATATACACTCTTAGTGCAACATTTGTTGATGGAAACGGATTAGAAACTGCTTTAACATGGAATCGCGCACAACAGGCTGGATTTGATGTAGAAGTAAAAGATGAAGTTATTCCAACTTCTAGAAGTACTCAGATCATAACAAACTTCACTGAAGTTAGCACAGAAAATACCAATAGCCTTTTAGTATCAAGTGCAGTCAATGGACCTTTATTTTATCGTAAAGACACGGCGCTATTTACAGTTGGTGTGTATGCTAGCAATTGGACAGGGACACTGATTGTACAAGGTACTTTTGATGAAGTAGTAACCGGGTTAACATTATGGGCAGACTTGAAGCCACAAGATACCAGCTCTGTATCGTTGACGCTTAATGGGTTTACTGGCATTGACCCATATAATTATTATGCCAGTATTCGATGGCTACGAGTTATTAAAATTAACTCACGAAGTAACGCAGGAACACTTGACAAGATCTTAATAAGAGTGTAATATATACACTCAACATGAGTCTTATTGAATCCACTATTCGGGCACATCTGCCCATCGTAAAGTCAACAACTAACGGTTGGATGACTGTGAATTGCCCTATGTGTGTACAGAACGGGCAAGCCCGTCCTGATACCCGACACCGTGGCGGCTTTAGATTTGATAGTGGCAAGGTGGCATATCAATGTTTTAATTGCCACATGATAACCGGATGGCACCCTGGCAGTAGATTGGGATTTAAACTAACCAAATTAATGCGGGCATTTGGCATTGACGATGGTGAGATACAACGATTAAAAATTCAACTGTGGGACCAAGTAGTTGAGGATGACACATTTGTTGAAGAGCCATTTAAAAAACCAAACTGGGGAGAAATTGAGTTTCCGTGGGAGATACAAGACATAACACTAGCGGCAGCAGAGTATTTGGACAGTCGCGGAGTATTAGAATTAACTGATTGGTTTACTAGTACAAGTAGCATACAAGGAATGAACAATCGTGTTATACTTCCATATGTAAGCGATGGAAAGATTGTTGGTTATTCTGCCAGGTGGATTGGTGATGTGCCTGACAAGAAAACTGCAAAAATGATTGCAAGTAGACCATCAAACTTTGTTTTTAATCTTGATCATCAAAATACATCTCGCAAGTATACATTAGTAGTCGAAGGCGAATACGATGCACTAACATTAGATGCAGTGGCCATAATGACTAATAATATTAGTCCAGAACAGGCCAAAATCATTGAAGATATTGATAATGACCCAGTTATACTACCTGACCGAGATCGCGCAGGGCTACAATTAGCATTACAAGCGGCCGAATTGGGATGGTCGGTAAGTTTTCCAGACTGGCCAGATGGAATTAAAGATGCCAATCAGGCTGCTCAAGAATTTGGCAGAGTGGCCACATTACAAAGTGTGTTAACGGCAATAGAGCACTCACCATTGAAGATTAAATTATTAGCAAGGCGGTGGTGTGTATAAAATTAAACTTGATTGGAAACTTGGCCAAGATACTGACGAATGGTGGAACCATGTATGTGCATGGGCAATTGAAGAATTTGGATTACCAGGTGACACGTACAAAACAGAACTAACAGAAGATTATATGATTTTTAATTTCAACAAAAAAGAAAATGCCGCACTAATGGCCTTACGATGGGGGAATAACTAATGGCAAATGATATAAAAGAATATGGCTATGAATTACAAAAACTATTTTTGGACTTCTTGGTCAGTAATAGAGACCTGGCTGCCAGATGCCAAAACGTATTAGATCCAGAACATTTTGATCGTAGGTTGCGTGCCGCGGCTGAATTTATTAAGACGTATGTAAGTGAACATGGCAACATTCCAGATATTACACAAGTCAAAGCAACAACAAACACAGATCTTTCAAACCTAGAAACTCAGGCAATTGAACACAGCTCATGGTTCTTAACTGAGTTTGAAGGCTTTGCAAGACACAAGGCGTTAGAAAAAGCAATCTTACAAAGTGCAGATCTGCTAGATAAGAGTCAGTACGGATCAGTTGAAAAGCTTATTAAAGAAGCAGTACAAGTTGGGTTGCCAAAGACATTTGGTACAGATTACTTTGCAGATCCAAAGGCAAGATTAGAAGCACTCAAAGACAACAACGGACAATTGACTACAGGTTGGAAGACACTTGATGACAAACTATACGGTGGGTTTAATAGAGGTGAGTTGAATATCTTTGCAGGTGCATCTGGTGCAGGTAAGAGTTTGTTCTTACAGAACTTGGGCTTGAATTGGGCAATGGCAGGACTGAATACTGTTTACTTTTCGTTAGAACTTTCAGAGGGGTTGTGCAGTATGCGTATGGATGCTATGCTAACAGACACACCAACTCGTGAAGTATTTAAAAGATTAGATGATGTTGATCTTAAGGTTCGCATGAACGGAAAGAAGGCTGGCATATTACAAATTGTGCAGTTAACAAACGGTATTACTGCCAATGATATTTTAGCATGGGTACGAGAATTTCAAACTCAACGCAAGATTAAGGTAGATGCCATCTTGGTTGATTACTTGGACCTAATGATGCCAGCAAGTCAAAAAATTAGCGTGAGTGACATGTTTGTCAAAGACAAGCTGGTAGCAGAAGAATTACGTAATCTTGTGGTCACAGAACAATTACTATTAGCAACAGCATCTCAGTTAAATCGTAGTGCAGTTGAAAGTGTTGAATTTGATCATTCAATGATTGCTGGTGGTTTAAGTAAAATCCAAACAGCTGACAACGTTTTTGGTATCTACAGTACTCCTGCAATGCGAGAGCGGGGAATGGTTCAGCTTCAGTTTATGAAAACACGTAGTTCAAGTGCAGTTGGGCAAAAGATTGATTTGAGTTTTAATCCTGATACTTTGCGTATCAGCGATTCTACAGAAGACACTGCCCCAAGCACCTACAGCGCCGCATCTACATACAATAAAATCCAAAGAAAAACCAATGTTGGAACCACTGTCAATACTGCATCCACATCATGGGAAAAACCAACTGGTACTCATGCATGGGATAAACCCATGGTAACATCAGAAACAACAGCCAAATCTATGCCTGTTTCAACAGGTGTGTCAGACGCAAGGAAGCAATTAACAGCAATTGTAACTCGTGAAATCTAAATTTAATTGGATAAATAACTTACTATGCGTAAACAGACACGAAGTATTTTAGACGAAATTACCGGCTTGGTACCGAAGCAAGATAAACACCTATTGGTTGAAGGGCTAGCAACTCAGGCTATTGCACGAGTTATTAACTTAATGGAAGTTATACAACAAAACTATCCTCCTCATCAAGCAGAAGAGCTAGTTCGTCGATTGCAATTGGCCATTAAAAATGGTGATACTGCTAAGTTTACTCGCGGAGTAAGAGCTATAAAGGAAAGCGAGCAGTGAAAATTAAAGAACTACAAAAAGTAAGCCTAGAAGAAGGGTTCATTGACAATTTAATTGCCAAAGTCAAAAACATGGCTGGCGAAGATGGTCCAACTGGTGTAGTTAGGGCATTAATGGGTAACAACGCCGCTTTGAATAAATTTGCAGATACCATTGCAAATACAGCTACTCCTAAAATTACTCAGAGACTTGGTAATCAACTTAATGCTATAAAAAATGCCTCAACTCCAGTTCCATTGAGTATGATTTACAAGCAAGTAATGCAGGTAGGTATACAGCTTGCGGCCAAAGACAACAATGAAGTAACTGCAACTGAAATACAAGGCACTATTAGAGCAAATAAAGATGCTGTATTAAAAATGTTGCTTAATGGCTCGGTTGCAGACGATAATAGAGTTCGAGATATATTCCAAGCTATCCTGACTAACTCTGCTACAATTGATGGCGACTTTGATGTTACTATTAAAACAGTCAGTTTAATTGTTGCTGGTACTATTATTTTTATTCAAACAGAAAAAGAAGATTCAGATTCTGAAACATCATTGGATGCTGGGTTAAAAACTAAATTTGAGCAAGAAGGCGAGCAGTTTAATAAAGAAGTACTAGATCCAACTACTGGTATCTTTAAAACATTGAACCCAAATGAAAAATTTAAAGACAATATGGAAACTGTGATAGTTCAGCTGGTCAAGACAATTCAAGACAAATACTTGCCAATGCCAACTGATAAGTTAACATCATTGACAACAGCCGTCCCGCCATTGTTTAGTCCAGTGCAATTAAAGACACTGATTGCATCACATGACAATGCCTTGGATGCAACTGCAATTGCAACAGCACAAGATAAAATTACAGCATTGCTACAGGCTCAGTTTACTACATGGCTAGCACTGGCAGCTAAAGAATCAACAAATGGGCGTAAAGCAGACCATTCTTTTGATCTTTATAGAGAATGGGCAAAGAGTGCATTAGGCCTTATTGATAATATGAATATCAGCGGTACACAGTCATCGGCACCAGGAACAAAGCCAAGTGATCCAGCAGTTGAAGATGCCTTTGAAAAAGCACACGACGCAGGAGAAGCCGCTCGCCGACGAGTAGTTCCAAACACAGGTGAGAGCAACGAGGACTTTATCAACAGAGCCAATGCTGAATATGAACAGGCAAGAGTTGATTATCTAAAGGCGCACACACCACCATGAAGATTTTTGAAATAGCAACACCTAAGAAAACAATGGTAGTTGAGGCCAAGTCTCGCATTGACCATCCTGAAGATATTATGTTTGATGAAAATGGTCTGGCTGGGGCACAACGTGCGCTTTCTGCAATTGTACATTCTGCAACTGATCATGCAGGTACAACTACAATAAAATGGGACGGAAGTCCGGCAGTGATATTTGGTTGGGTTGATAAACAGAATTTCATTGTTACAGATAAAGCAGGTATAGGGGCCAAAAAGTATAATGGGCGCCCAACCAATGCTGAGGAAGTTACAGCAATGATCTTTAATAGAAAACCTGACCAACCAGGGCGTGATGTATATGCACAGCGATTTGGGCAAGTTTATGATTTATTAAAGCGAGCAACACCAAATAGTTTAGTTGGCCAGATGATCCAAGGTGATATGTTATGGATGGATAATTCAGATATTTCAACCACTAATGATGTTGTTAATTTTAAAGCGAACAAAATTCCATACAGCGTTGACAGCGGCATTGACCTTGGCAAGAAGATTGCCAGAAGTAAAGCAGGAATTGTTGTACATAGTGTGTTTCCCACGGTTGACGAAGCAGCCAGTGCAGAAGGAGAACCAGTACCTACAACACCAGTTCAATTAGGTCTTAAAGATGTACCTGGCCTTGTAGTTGTAGGACCAGAAACAAAAATTGCCAGCGATGTGAAAATTAAATTACCCAAGGCTGAGATAGAAAAAGTCAAGGCTTTAATTTCAAGCCCTGCGGCACAACGTATCAATGACATGCTAGATCCGTTTACAATTGGAAATTTAAAAATCTCCAATTTTCCAGATATTTTTAAAAGTTTCATTAATTACAAGGCCGGACAAGGTCAAGAAATTACAAACGGTAATGCCATTGCAAATGAATTCATTAATTGGGTAAAAGGCCCAAGCGGCTTAACAGCAAACAAACAAGAAAATGTGTTAAAACATATTAATGAGTTCAACGATGCATTCCACACAGCCTGGGACATTGTTGCAGGGATTACAATAGTTAAACATAAAATTAAAGACCAATTGGATAAGCTATCAGGCCAAAGTCAAGATTCAATTCGAACAGCACAAGGCCACGAGGGGTTTGTATCTGCTACACCACACGGTAAAATTAAATATGTTAACCGTCCAGTGTTCATGAAAAAAGGTTAAACATGGAAGATTTTAGTTTTATCAAAGAAAACTGCAATGAAAGCAAGATGTTCCGCAATAATAGTTTAAGTCAACTTACATTGCGCGATGCGGCTGACAGTGTTTTTTTAAATTTATTAACATTATACTTGTTAAGTAAAGAATTTGAAACACGACCATTTGCACAAGATTATGCAACTAGAACGATTGGGTTTGGAAATTTTACAAGGCCTCGGGTAAGCGGAACTGACCTTTATCAAGGTTTGCACATTATCACAAACCCCGGAAGCAACACCGCACAGATGCTAAAAGCAACAGAACAAAATTCAGTTTTGTCATCCCAGCTTCATACAAATGTTAAAATGGTAAAAGATTTTCTTCATGGTATATCATATGGCAACATTGATAGAACTACTGCAATTAGATTAATGTATAGGATAGAAGGACAAATGGGAGTTGATGTTAGTAATTACAAAAGCCTGCGCCGATTAATTACAGATTGGGAAAACTTGTCATCGCACCAACGTCAGTTATGTGTAACTAGATTATTGCAATATTATAGAGTTCGTGGAAAACGAAGCGACTTATTACCAATGATTGAGAATCTTGCTAGAAACAAAAACTGGGAATTAGAAACATCACATAATGCTGAAGTGTCAGCATTTGGGGCTGGTGTAGTTTCTGGATCAAGAAGCAGTAACGGATTCTTGTCAAGTGTTGCCAAAGTGGGTGCCGCTGCCGCAATTGGATATGCAGTCGGTAGGCATATTTAATTTATGTCAGAAAAAAAATCCTGGTCAGTTCCTGGGGCACATTTTGGATCCGATCCTGAATTCTTTACTGCTTGGACATTGTACGACATTGGACCACTAAGCGAAGGCAGTAGAGAAAATCTTAATAATTTAATGCGAGTAATTAATAGCAGGGGACAACCATTGCTGGCTGGAATTGAGTGCATTGAGAATCAAGATATTGACAACAGTTTGTTTGGCGAAAATTTAAATGGTCTAAATCGAGTTTGGTGCTTCAAGTGGATTGCCAGTGCCATTGGTCAAATGTCTGAAGAAACCCTTACATCCGAAGCCCATGGATTACAAATGGTTACTGGACTAAATGAAACGTTACCATTAAATGGTACCATTTTAACAAATGGACCAGACAAAAATACGTTTTTTATCCGCCACGATTCTTTTTAATTTAGCTAAATATAATTGAAACACAAACGTCACTTATAACTCACCTAGGCTCATTTTGTTAGATTTAACCACAGTAAGCTAGAGCTTGGCTGTGATTTACCAATGATAGTAACCTGAAATGAGCGACGTACCAATTACCGAAAACACAAGCCTTGAGATGCATGTTGAACTATGTGCAGAGAGGTATAAACGATTAGAAGAAAAATTCGACCTAGTAGAGAGTAGAATTGACCACTTACATGTTGATTTCTCATCGTTTAAAGCAGAAAATCAAAAAAATCTGTCTGAAATTAAAACTATGTTAACCAATGCCAAAGATGAAAAATTTAAAATCATGGTTACATCAACAGCAACCGTTATTGTTGGACTGCTAGCTATGTTAGGATATGTTATTATTCATTTAACAAAATAATTAAGAACAATAACACATCCTAAGGCACTAAATAACATATCGGAGAACACTATGAAATTTAACGACATTACAATTACAAAAACACCAGCACAAGCGGCCCGCCGCGCACTACGTAAAGAAAGCATCGTAGTAGAAAATATCAGTGGACGACGTCTACGTGAAGAATTAGCTAAAGTTAAAACTGAAATTGACACACTAGCAAGTCGAAGCGGCGTAAATTATGCTCGTGCTGTTTTACATAAAGAAATTTATGAAGAAATGGCTCGTGTTAATCCTTTAACAGAAGCTGAAATTGAAGACGCAGATATTGAACAGGCTGAAGTTGTAATCGCCGCAAGAGGAATGAATAAGAAGTTCCAGGACATGATCGAAGATGTAGCAGATATGTTAGGAAGCGACATGATTGCATTAGTGGATCAAATTAAACAACGATTTGGCGATGGTGCAGGCGAGCAGTATGCTACCACAGTTAAAACAGCTCTCGAAGGTGCAATTGATACGTTGACACAAACTAAAGATTCTTTAGACAGTGCAATCAGTTCTTTACAGTCCGGTCAATCTGAAATCATGCCACCAGAAGGCGAAGAAAACAACGCTCCAATATTCCCAAGTAGCACAGGTCCTGAATCGGAGCCTACTGGCAGGGAGATTAAGAGTGAAGTTGAATGAATTAGCCGTAGCTGATAATAACTTTGCAAATGCAGTTAAGATGCTAGTTATTAAAGCACAAAGTGATGGCAAAGCTGAAATTCCCATGAAAGAGTTAGTTCAAAGTCTAAACAACATGGGATTTTCTGCTAGCGGTCAGGTTAATTCAATTCGCGGCCTTATTGCAACATTTAAGGCAAAAAACCCTAATCTTGTAGCGGATGTAAACAATGATAAAGTCATTATTACCAAGACACCAGGTGCCGACACTATGCAACAGGCACAATCAAACAAAGAAAAAGTTTCAAGTGATGCAACTAAACAAGCTCGTAAGGATCTAGGACTATGAGCCGTATAATGTTAACTGCTGCCGAAGCAAGAGTAAAGAGCCTACAAGATATTTTTGTTATTCGAGAAATACGCGACATCGAAGAAGAAATCTTAGTGGCAAGTTCAAATGGCGATGTTGAAGTTGTTATATCAAACACCAGCACAATGACAAAAAATTCCGTAAATACAGGATATGCATTGGCCGCAGAATATTATGATACATGGATTGGTGCCCGTGAGGACCGCCAAAAAAACTTACAAATGGAAAAGATCATCAAGTACTTTTCTGATTTAGGCTATACAATTGACCGCCAAACTAACCCAACTACTCAAACTACCTTTCAATGGGTTGTAGCCTGGTAAAATAATATTTGACAATATCGTTAAAGTTCGTTATACTGAACAACGATGATAACGTTTAATTCAACTAAATTTAATTACAAACCGCTTACAAGAGTAGATGGACCATCAAGGTTATATGCTACTCCCGATGGACTTAGGTTACCCAGTGTTACAACAATTCTAGATCGAACCAAATCTGAAGAAAAGAAGCAGGCTTTGGCCAATTGGAAAAAGCGAGTCGGTGAAGTCAAGGCGCAAGAAATTGTAACCGAAGCAGCCGGCCGTGGCACACGTATGCACAAGTGGCTAGAGAACTATGTAAAAACGGGTGAAACAGGAGACCCAGGTAGCAATCCTTATAGTATTCAAAGCCATCAAATGGCACATACCATTATTGAACAGGGATTAGTTAATTGCAGTGAAGCCTGGGGCACAGAAGTACAACTGTATTTTCCAGGCTTATATGCAGGCACCACTGATCTAGTAGGAATCCATAATGGTGATGAAGCAATTATGGATCATAAGCAAACCAATAAACTTAAAAAGAAAGAATGGATTGAAGATTATTTTATCCAAACTACAGCCTATGCATTAGCGCACAATGAAGTTTGGGGCACAAATATTCGTAAAGGAGTTATCTTTATGTGTAGTGCAGACAACATTTATCAGGAATTTATCATTGAAGGGGCTGAGTTTGATCATTACCATGACCTATGGTTACAACGAGTAGAACAGTATTATAAGTCGAGGTAAGTATTGCTGTGAATCGTACTACAGAACATTGGTTCCTTGACAGGCAAGGAAAATTATTGGCATGGAGAGATTGGCGTTCCCAACTTCTTAATATGTCACCTGAAGATGCTTATAAAGAAGTTGCTGAATGGTGGGGACTAGTTCCAATGATCAGCAGAGGTATTGATCCGTGGAATCACGATACTTGGCCAACTCCCTGGGAGTTAGTAGTTCGAGGACAATTTTGTCCAAGTGGACAAGGACTGGGTATGTACTACAGTTTAATCTTAGCCGGATTTGACTGCAAGCTAATTCTAGCAATATTAAACGAAGAAACACAACCACGATTGATGGTATTATTGCCCAATAATAAATTATTAAATTATTATCACAATCACATCGTTCCTCTCGACGAGGCAGATATACAACTTCTAAATTCTTGGACACCTGTTGATCTTCCAAATTTAATTAAAGTGTAAACATATTACGCCATGGTCTAAGGTTAAGTATATGACTTAACTGTAGCAGGCAAACTAAATGGATAATCAAAACAAAATGAGTAAAAGTTCAATTTATGTCGTAAAAAGAGATGGTCGTAAAGAGCCTCTAGACATTAATAAAATTCACCTAATGGCAGAGGAGGCCTGCGAAGGTCTAGCTGGTGTTAGTGTAAGTCAAATTGAGATGAATGCAGATTTACAATTTCGCGACGGAATCAGCTCAGCTGAAATTCAAGAAATTTTAATTCGTAGTGCAAGTGATCTAATTAGCTTAGACAAGCCTAACTATCAGTATGCTGCCGCTCGACTACTACTTTACGGATTGCGTAAAGATGTATTTGGACAGTTTGATTATATTCCACTGTACGAGCTGGTAAACAATAATGTTAAACGTGGAGTATATGATGCAGAGTTATTGTCTTTGTATACTGAAGCTGAGTGGCGCCAACTTGATGTTTACATTAACCATGAGAGAGATCTTGATTTTACGTATGCAGGTATGCGTCAAGTGGTTGACAAGTATCTTGTTCAAGATCGTAGTAATGGGCATATCTACGAAACACCACAGTACATGTACATGATGATTGCCGCAACGCTGTTTGCGACATATCCAGCTGACAAGAGACTAAGTTTTATTCGTCGTTATTACGATGCTATCTCTACGTTCAAGATCAACATTCCTACTCCTGTTATGAGTGGTGTACGTACACCTATTCGTCAGTTTGCTAGTTGCGTATTGGTTGATGTTGACGACACACTACCTTCAATCTTTAACAGTAGTTCCGCCGTTGGTTATTACATTGCTCAACGTGCTGGCATTGGCTTGAATGTTGGTCGTGTTCGTGCCATTAATTCTAAGATTCGCGGCGGCGAAGTTGCACACACTGGTGTTATTCCTTTCTTAAAAGTATTTGAATCTGTTGTGCGTAGTTGCACACAAAATGGTGTTCGCGGCGGTAGTGCTACAGTACACTTTCCAATCTGGCACAAAGAAATTGGCGATGTTGTTGTTCTTAAAAACAACAAAGGTACAGAAGACAATCGAGTACGACGTTTAGATTACTCAATACAGTTGAGCAAGCTCTTTTACGAACGTTTACTTTCTGATGGTAATATTACATTGTTTTCCCCACACGATGTTCCTGGGCTGTATGAAGCATTTGGAAACAATGATGTATTTGATCCATTGTATGTCAAGTACGAAAATGATGCAAGCATTAGCAAAAAAACAGTCAAGGCAATGGCCTTGTTCGGTGAGTTGCTAAAGGAACGTGCTGAGACTGGACGCATCTATATTATGAATATTGATCATTGCAACAGTCATAGTAGTTTTCAAGACATGGTGCGTATGAGTAACTTGTGTCAAGAAATCACATTACCAACAGACCCTATTCAAACATTAGATGATGAGAACGGTGAAATTGCTCTTTGTATTCTAAGTGCAATCAATGTAGGAAACTTACGCGAACTCGATGACTTAAAAAACTTAACAGATTTAGCAGTTCGTGCGCTAGATCAAATTATTGATTACCAACGTTATCCAGTTATTGCCGCAGAGATTAGTACCAAGGCTCGTCGTAGTCTTGGTATAGGTTACATTGGGTTGGCACATTATCTTGCCAAACGTGGATTTAAATACAGCGATAGTGATGCCGCGCAAGCAGTAAATCGTTTAACAGAAGCATTCCAATTTTATCTAATTAGAGCAAGTGTACAATTGGCTAAGGAAAAAGGCCGTTGCGATTATTTTGATCGTACAAAATATGCACAGGGTATTTTACCTATTGATACCTACAAGCGCGATATTGATGAATTCTTAGGAACAGAATTACATTATGACTGGGAAGCCCTGCGCCGAGAAATTGCAGAGCATGGCATGCGCCATAGTACACTATCTGCACAAATGCCAAGTGAGTCCAGCTCTGTAGTAAGCAATGAAACTAATGGTATTGAGCCTCCACGTGCGGCAATGAGTACAAAGAAATCTAAAAAAGGCCCATTGAAGCAAATTGTTCCACAGTACAATAGTCTAAAGAATTTCTATTCTTATTTGTATGAAGAAGGTGTGCAAGATGGATATGTTCGTATTGTTGCCGCAATGCAGAAATATTTTGATCAGGCCATCTCAGGCAACTGGTCGTACAATCCAAAACATTATCCAAACAATGAAGTACCAATGAGCGTAATGTTCAAAGATCTTTTAACCACATACAAGTTGGGATGGAAGACCAGTTACTATCAGAATACATATGACATGAAAGGTGAAGATGAAGATGACATTTCCAATGTACAGGAATCTTTACAATTATTACAACCACTTGATGACGCAGAAAACTGCGAAGCTTGTACAATTTAAGGACAACTATGTCAGCAACAGTTTTTAATCAAACCAAAGTGGATTTTACTAAACAACCTATGTTTTTTGGTGAATCTCTTAATGCACAACGATTTGATACATTCAAATATCCTGTGTTTGATAAATTGACTCAAACACAATTGGGATATTTCTGGCGCCCAGAAGAAGTATCATTACAAAAAGACCGTAGTGACTATATGGACTTCCGCGATGAACAAAAGTTTATCTTTACCGCAAATTTAAAATATCAAATCTTGCTTGATTCAGTACAAGGCCGTGCCCCAGCCATGGCATTTATGCCTTACTGTTCATTACCAGAGCTTGAAGGTTGTATGAATGCATGGCAGTTCTTTGAGAACATTCACAGTCGTAGCTATACACATATTATTAAGAACATCTACAGCAATCCAAGTGAAGTATTTGATACGTTGCTTGATGATGCCAAGATTATGGCTCGCGCAAAGTCTGTGACAAAAAGCTATGACGAATTCATTGATGCCGCTCAACAATTTACTGTAGCAGGTAAGGGAACAATGCATGATGTCAAGACAAAATTGTTCCTGGCAATGGTAAATGTTAATGCATTAGAAGCACTTAGATTTTATGTTTCATTTGCTTGCAGTTTTGCCTTTGGCGAATTAAAGAAGATGGAAGGCTCGGCAAAGATTATTAGTTTGATTGCTCGCGATGAAAGTCAGCATTTAAGTATCACAAGTCACATTATCAAGAATTGGTTTAAAGGTGATGATCCAGAAATGCAAGAAATTGCAAATGCAAATCTTGGTGCTATTGGAGACATTTATGACTTGGTTGTCGAAGAAGAGAAAGACTGGGCCAATTATTTGTTTAGTAAAGGCGCAATTGTTGGCCTAAACGGAAAACTATTACATCAGTATGTTGAATATATTGCAAATCGTCGACTAAAGGGATTAGGTGTAGAATCGCGATACGGTCGTAGTGCTAATGACAATCCATTACCATGGACAGAACACTGGACAAGTAGCAAAGGCCTACAGGTAGCTCCTCAGGAAACTGAAATTGAATCATATGTGATTGGTGGAATTAAACAAGATGTCAGTAAAGATACCTTCGCTGGATTCAAACTCTGACATTAACGAGCTCTATGTAATGGAATCATGCTCGGGTTGCAAAGACTCGGCCGCACGATTATTAGAAGCTGGTGTTGAGTTTGAAACATATGACATTGAACAAATTGGTATAGAAAAGGTATTTAAATTTTGGAAACATAGACTAGGCGAATCGCCTAATTCAGTTCCTCAATTTTGGTACAAAGGCAAATACATTGGTAATAGTAAAAACATTGAAAATTTTGTAAAGGAAAAAAATGTTACTTGATATTAAAAAAGATGGCGATGTGGTTACACTGAAAATGAGTTCAGGTGAAGAGCTTATAGGCACTTATAAAGATGATGATGCTACATCATATACAATTGATCGTCCGGTAACATTAAGTGTTGGCCCAAAAGGTGGCCCAGCACTTACACCATATCTTATGACAGTTAATCCTGCAAACACACGCAATTTAAAGATTAATAAAGCTCTGGTAGTGTGTATTGCAAATACAGATAAAGAGCTAGCTGGTCAGTACACGTCAGCAATGAGTGGAATTCAAGTTGCTCCAGCAGGATTTAAACTATAATGCCGGCCGCACATAGATTAGACGATCCAGACGAAGCAGGCGCCTCAATTACTAGCATTCCTCAAGGTACTGTTTTTATCAACAATCAATTGGCCAGTATTGACGGAAGTGATGTAGCAGGTCACGCCCCGGGCGTACATAGCAGTCCGCAAACGGCAAACGGCAGTCCGACTGTGTTTATTACAAATATTCCAGCAAATAGACAAGGCGATGCTGATACATGCGGACATCCCAGGGCAGAAGGTAGCCCAGATGTATTCATAGGGCCATAATAATAGAATCTCCCATAAATAGCTGGGAGATTTTATTTTATGTGTGTATCAAAACCAGTAGGTAGAGCAGGAAGACAAGTCACAGCCAGTGGCTTAGTTTATTACGAAGATACGCCTGCTGGCCATGCAGCCGCAGTTGAGGATATGCAGTCAAGTACAGGAACAGGTGCAGGGGAAAGTGCTCATCCAGGGCAACCCACTGAAAATCCAAACCCACCTGATACCAAAGATTGCACAACATATACCGATTCATTATGGGACACTGCATGTAGCAAGTATTATAAATTTGCAAATATGAAAATGAAACCAGCACAGCAGAGCGGATTAACAGCGGCACAAATTGCTTGTAACTGGCAAAAGCTATGTCAAAATGTACTAGATCCAGTAGTAGCTGGTGGTAATAAAATAAACATAAATTCAGGATTCCGTACCGCGGCATTTAATGCAAGTTTAGGAAATTCAAGTAAAACATCTGATCACATGACTGGTTGTGCCACTGATATAAGTGCCGGCAGTCCAGAAGCCAATAAAGAACTGTTCAAATGGATAGGTAAAAATATCAATAATGTTTTTAGTCAATTAATTTTTGAAGGAAGATGGGTACATGTGGCCTATGCTGGCGCAAGTCCAGCTTCAGTAGCAGTGCTGGTTGCTAGAAATGGTTCAGCACCTTATGTAAATGGCGGTGGAAGAAGTGGCTCGGCTTTACCACCAGACCTCAAGTGGGCATAAGTAACGTACTATGGCAGACATTCCAATTATTCCAGGCATTAGTGTTGCAACTAAAGGCATCTTAAACAAACCCTTAAAAGATATTATCTGTGCGCTATTATTTGGTGGCCTTGACAATATGCTTAAGGGTCCTTTGCTTTGCGTTAATGCAGATCTTGATAAGTTACTTACTGACAATTTTCCTGGTGTACCCAGTATTGCAGATTTAAAAAATGAACTAAAAGATCTTAAAGATCAGATAACAGCATTTGAACAACATTCTGGTATCAAAGATATGTTAGGACGAGTTAATGGAGCAATTGCTGAAGTACAAAGTTTGTTAGCATTGGATGGTATGTGTAAAATTCCATTAAAGGCTCCATTGATTCCTGATATTATGAAACAGATAATTGATGCAGAATTTGCAAATGCCAATGCTATTTTGAATGACCTGGGTAGATTAACTAAGCCGCAATTGTGTTTGAACGGAGACGGCGGCATCGGTACAGGATCTTACAATCCTGAAAGTATTTTGGGACAACTCCAAGGTCATATCAAGAGGGGTGCAGATATTCCTGGACAGCAATTAGATATCTTAAAGAATAGATTATCTGGTGTTAGTAAGGCATTGAAAGCATCTATTAACAGAGAATTATTTCCTGACTTTAGGCACAAACATAATTTATTAACAGGGGCACCTTATGCAGGAGAGGCAGCAGTGGTAACATTAGCGGCAGCACCTGCACTTGCTAATCAATGGAATCCTCCATATCCACCAGGTACCGCACCAAACTTTAAAGACACAATGAATACAGCACAAAGTCTTGTTGCCAATGTTAAACAAACAGGAAGTTATCCTGCAGATGTCAATGGCATCAGGAGTATGAACATTTGGCCTGGATTATTAGGTCCTGGCTTGTATGGATTGGCTGTTAATGCCCTTACACCACAAGACCCTTTATTTGCACAACAAGAGCCAGTATATGACTATTGCGGTAAGCTGGTCGGATACACTTCTACAATTATAACAGGCAGTGCCGACGATGTCGGCGGAAATCCATTGGTAGATGTTGATCCTAATCCTCCTAAAACTACATTTGATTTAATTTGGATTGCTGAACGCAAGTGCTGGGCAGTCACTGGTGTACAAAGCGAACAGGTTATCAATGGCAGAAAAGATATGTACCTTGATGCAAATCCTACAATAGAACTGCACCGCAGTTATAATCATATTTTAAGTATTCCTTCTATTGATTCAATGGGCAATGACTTGGCCCCAGAATTTTACATTTATAAAGTCAAAGAAGACTTGACACCGGATGTAGGAAACAGATTCAATTTAGGTCTAAGTAGACTAGAGACTTATGAATTATTAGAAGATGCAAATGGTCTTGACGGTGATGCAGGTATACAAAGAAGAACCAGTTTTCCAACAGGTACAACAATGTATTTTGCTGCCGGTAAACAAATATATTCAAGTCCCACTGAACCTGCTTTCCCTAATGCTGATGTATGGTGGTATAATACTAATACAGCAGAAATAAAAAAATATATTCCAGGCTCCGATACATCTGGTGGCGGGGGCGGGGGTGGTGGAGGTGGAGGTGGAGGTGGAGGTGGCGGCGGAAGCCACGATGTTTGGTATTTTAATGGAACAGATTGTATTTTTTCACCGGGCGGATTTGTACCCGGTCCAGTAGAAACATACGCTACGCAAGAAGCCTGCCTGGCAGCCAATCCACCGTTTGTTGCTCAACTTGCAGTAGAAACTGAACCAATGTTATTATCAGAAACTTTAGCAACAGGATGGGTTGCTATAACTGAGCAAGATCAAATTGATAACTGGATTGGGTCTACTTCAATCTATAATGCGTCTAACACAAACTATCTATGCTATAGCAATCAAGATGGTTCTGTGTTTGGACTAATCAAGTTAGTATAACTGTAACAATTGGGCAAACTGCAATAACATTCTTATATAATTAATTAGACACAATACACCTATGTATGTGTTTAATAATTCGGAATGTATGATATCTATACTCAAAACGGCAAATTATTGCAACTTAGCTCAGGCCAGGGCAATGCTTTGGCTTTCACTTAAGGCTGAAAAAAGTTTGTGGTGGGCACTGGTATTAACAGTATTTGCCGTATATCAAATAGCTGAACATGTTGTGTTTCCTTTGATTTCTGTGGTTGAATTATACATACATCATACAGGTGTTATCCGCCTGGCCTGGCCCTTTTGATCCTGAAATTCTAATTATTTCTGGTTGACAATCCGGACTATCGATGCTATACTACTAGCATGAATAAAAGTCCGGAGAGTAATATGCATATTGTTGAAAAAGCTAGAATATTTGCCACAGCGGCCCATGCGGCCGTGGCCCAATTACGCAAATATACCAACGAGCCTTACATTGTACACCCTGCAGAAGTTGCAGGCATTGTTGACAGTGTCGAAGGAGCAACATTTGAAATGGTTGCTGCCGCATGGTTGCACGATGTTGTAGAAGACACTGGTGTTACATTAGAAGTCGTTCGTGCTGAATTTGGTGATGAGGTTGCTACCATAGTTGGATGGTTAACGGATGTAAGCCGTCCCGAGCAAGGCAACCGTGCTATTCGTAAAGCAATTGACCGAGCACACACTGCGTCGGCTCCTGCTGAAGCTCAGACAATTAAATTGGCCGATTTGATATCAAACACTCGAAGCATTGTTGAGCATGATGAAAAATTTGCCAAGACATACTTGGAGGAAAAGAGAATGTTGTTGGCAGTTATGACTCGTGGCGATGCTGGACTGATGGCTATTGCCAAAGCTCAAATTGGAGTTTAAATGAGTACGTGTTATCAGTTGATTGGTGTCCCGGGTAGTGGAAAATCTACCTGGGCCATTAATCAAGATTGGATAATAGATTGTGTAGTAGTATCCACTGATGAGTTTGTTGAGGACTATGCCAAAGAGTGTGGTTCAACTTATTCTGAAGTTTTTGATGACTACATGCCTGCCGCAGTTAAATTAATGACCAATAAAGTTATTCATGCTCGTAATGCAGGTAAGGATATTGTCTGGGACCAAACCAGTACAACAATTAAAAGCCGCGCTCGCAAGTTTAATATGTTACGAGATTATGAGCATATTGCTGTGGTTTTTCGAACACCACCAGAAGATGAATTGACTCGCCGCTTGGCCAGTCGTCCAGGTAAGAACATTCCGGAACATGTTATGCGTAGCATGATCGCAGGATGGGACGAGCCAATCAAAGAAGAAGGCTTTAAGGAAATTTGGTATGTTTAAGGATGAATTAAAAAAGTTTGTACTAGATAATCCACAGTTGGTGAACATGCGTTCTGCTGGCGAAGGTATCTACGTGCTCAAGTATTCCAAGCGTGTGTTCTACGACAACTTATGGAATGACTTTTTAGAAGAATGCCGCGGTACCATTGTGGACTCAGAATTCAATGTGGTATCACGTCCATTTACAAAGATCTATAACTACGGCGTAGAATCCAAGGCTCCTGTGCTTGCTGACAATGTAAAGGTGACTGCGTACCGCAAGGCCAATGGCTTCATGGCGGCAATAACTTGGTACAATAACGATATCCTAGTATCCACTACTGGAAGCACTGCCAACGACTATGTTGACTATGCTAAGGAAATGATGCTGAAGCACGCCTGCTGGGCTGACTGGCAAATGGCTGTGCTGGGTGCTCGTGGTTATACTTTGATGTTTGAATGTGTGCATCCAAGCGACCCGCACATTGTTGTAGAAACTGCTGGAATGTATTTTCTTGGATGGCGTGAAAACTCATGGGACTCAAAAGTTAACGGCTTTGGATCTGAACTAGTGTGGAAGATATTTGCCGAAGATACCCTAAAGTGTCACGCTGTAGAATCTTATCACATGACTGTGGATGAATTGGTAGCAGAGTCTAAAAAGGTTCGGCACGAAGGTTTTGTATTCTACACAGAAGATGGTGTATCTGCAAAGATCAAAAGTCCCTACTACCTCACTGCCAAGTGGGTGGCACGTAACCCACGCACTGACAAGCTGTTGACCAAAGAGTTTCGGGAACTGATTGACGAAGAGTACTATCCGTTGTTGGATCACATACGTGCTAATATCGTTGAATACACTGAATTAGATGAACAAGCACGTCTGGCCTGGGTGCGTAACTATTTGGAGACAACATGATTGATGAAAGTCATCTGCCTGTAAGCGAACAAAGTCTGGTCTTTCGTTTGAGAAAACGGGCAGAGATTAGGCGACAGATTAAAGATCGTAAAAGTGTGCAAGAAGGTATTGCTGATAGGATAGCAGATTTACTTGAAGAAGCCGCAAATGAAATTGAACAATTAAGAAAGAAATTAAATGAAAACTTGGATAACAGCGGACATACATTTTAGTCACAAAAA